ATGGGGTTTTTTGGGGTGAATAAGCATAGTTCTAGCTTAGTTTCCGCACCATATAATGTGTTTCAGCAGAAAGGCTCTGCTAACTGGTCAGTTCGGTTCTCGATTCCCGGACAAGGACAAATCCGCAAATCACTGGGCACAAGCGATCGCAAGCTAGCAGAGACGCTAGCACAGCGTGTCTATTACGAATCGCTTTTGAAGGCTGAGAGTGGCCTGAATGTTCGTGTGAAAACGATCTCAAAGATCATTCACGATTATATCCAGCACATGGAAAAACGCCTTGAACAAGGAATGATGCCCAAAGGCGTTGTCATTCAGAACAAGGCAATTCTCACTCGATATGTTGAAGGATTCTTTGGCGAACAGAATCCTAACTTCATTTCTAACAAATCCGTTCAGGATTATCTCTCTTGGCGTTCGGATTATTGGATTTCAGGACCAGGTAAGGACATTCAGTTTCTGACATATGAGAGGGATGGAAAAACCATCACCACACCAATCACACAGAAGAAACGCATACGCCCCTCCCCTGCTACATTGAACCGTGAGAGGGCTGCTTTAAGTGGCTTCCTTCAATACTGCTTCGATTCGCAGTACATTAAAGCCATTCCAGAAATCAGAACGAACAAGACAGGATACACAGCGCGTCCTTCCTTTTCGGCTCAAGAATTTAAAATTTTCAACACTTATGCTTTCCGTCAGATATCAGAGGAAGGCATACATCCTGCGGTCAAATATGATCGTGCCGTGTTCTATGCCTACATCAACATCATAGCTTTGACGGGTATGAGACCCACAGAAATTAAAAATATGAAGTGGGGTGACATCATAGGATTAGAACTGGATGAAAAGGGTCAGCCTTTAACCCATGACCTTCATTTGCGTGTTCATGGGAAAGGAAAATCTCGTGAACTGATTCCTCATAGAGAAGTCCTGTTCACCATCGTTGTGCTTCATGCGGTCTATAGAGAAGCAGGGTTCGTTCCTGAAAAATCCGATTCGCTGCTACTTCATCAAGACAAAACACCCTTCAAATCCTTCTCAGGTCAGTTCAACAGCGCACTAGCTGCCACAGGACTCACAAGGGATTATCGAGGTGTGAAACGAACGCCTTACAGCCTTAGACACTTCTATATAACTGAACAGCTAAGGAATGGTGTTGATGCGTATGTGTTAGCAAGGAACGCTGGAACGAGCGTGAAAATGATTGAAGAACACTACGACCACAACACCAATGAGAAATACAAGGATATGTTACGTCCTAAACGGACTTAAAGAGTATCGGCGTTTTTATATGGGGCTATTTTTAAATATGGCCCCATAACTTTCGGAAGCTCTTCACTATAAAAATTGAAAAGATTTTTTCTAATTTCACGACATCTTTTTAAAATTGGAGCAATTGTTTCTGACGAGTCACTTACCATATCCTCGATAAAAGATTTTCCTTCAGATTCTTTACTCTTTATCTCCCTGATGGATGTTACTAATCCATCAAGAGTAAAAATATCTACCCTAGCATCAGCAAGAATTTTAAAAACATCTTCTCCGAACAGAAACCTAGATTGCTCCCCCAACGAAACCATAACGTCAAAATTTTCCTGTATTTTACTTCTTATTATTTCTGACTTTTTCCATTTTTCACTATTTTCTTGCATTTCAGAACTTCTATACAAACATATCCTATCAGACCACACTGCCACATTCAAAAACAATTGGTATGTTTCAAATCTTTTCTCAAATAACTCTAACTTGTGCTTATCTTCCGCGAGTTCCTTTTGATTTCTCGACACAATATACTGCTGGTAAGCAATGTATGCTGTTATAGCTCCAAGAATAGATGTTGGAATTATTTTTAAGAGATCAATAGAACTACAAGACATAATGATTCTATCTACCAAAATAGCGAAAACGACAGTCACTGCTATAGTGACAACAGGACGATCTTTAATATAGTTCTTAAATTCGTTTAACATCCCAAAATCCTATACACAGACATACGTGATAACTTTAATTTTTCAGCTATAGCTGTAACTGACATTCCTTCATTTTTTAATTTTCTGATAGTCTCCTGCTGCATTTTAGCTATGGGTTTCCTGCCTTTATACTTCCCTTCTTTCTTCGCTTTCAGGATTCCCTCTTTCTGCCTCTCTTTCATCAGGTCCCGTTCAAACTCTGAAATGGCAGCAAGCATATGAAGCATTAGCTTTGAAGTAGGATTTGAAGTGTCAAACTTCTGCCCTCCCATAGAAAGCACAATCAGTTCACATCCCTTCCCCTTCAGTTCATTAACTATGCTCAAGAGGTCTGAGGTTGAACGAGCAAGCCGGTCTGGCTTTGTAATGACAAGCACATCCCCAGAACGCATGTTATCCATCAGGCGCGTTAATTCTGGTCTGTTCGTGCTGCTTCCTGAAATCTGCTCTGCGTAAATTCGTTCACAACCATTCAAGGACAAGTCACGCTTCTGCGCTTCCAATCCAGCTTCCTGTTCTGCTGTGCTTGTCCGTGCATATCCAAAAATCACTTGAAACCTCTCATTTGTCACAATGAAATCTAGTTCCTAAGTGATTAGTGTCACTTAATATCAAAAACAACCTTAAAGTGACAGAAATGAAGGGATTTCAGTTCGTCACTTTAGAGCTTGCTTCAAAGTGACATGATAAAAATTTACGTTGCGAGAAAAGAAAAGAAACGTGTAGATTCTTATTCAAGAAAGACGCCATAGGATTTCTCCTATGACGCCTTTTTTTAACGAAGTTCTATTACTGCATGAATTGTCGGGTGATTGGCGTCGGTCGACATGTTCACTGTGCAGTCAATTGAGTGCACTTGCAGTAATAGAACTAACAAGGGACTAATGAGTCGCCTTATCATTTTTATCTCCTTGAGGATTTACCTCCTGTTAGTTGAAAAACATGTGGTCTCAATGAATTGGCACCACATGTCGTATTACTGCTGCATCCTCGCCCCTATATCTAGTGTTTTTTTTACACTAAATCGGCAAAAAAAACTTGCTTTCCACTTTTGGCGCAGTTTTCAGCGACCGTTAGATATACGGGACAGAATATTTTTTTTCTAACTAAAACAACCACATCCAGCATAAGACAAAATTAGTATATGGATTCGATGTTGGTAAAGTTTACTTAGTGCGCGCTTGTGCTGCATCACACAAACCTTTTGAGGGGGGTATACCGACTTATGAGTAATAACGGAGAACTCCGTTCTCATTTGAAAGTATATCCCTCAAAAAGTGTCCATTTTAAGTCCTTTAGGAAGAAGTAATAATGGATGTTTTTTAATTACTTCCACTTAAATTTTTCTGAACAAGTAACCATATTTGCGTACTTCCTAACCCATCCCTCACACTCATTTTTCATTTCTTCTGTATTCCTGTAGTTCATTAAAACAAATGGAAGTATTTCTGCTTTTCTTTCCCAAAAAGTCATTTTCCTGACTAATTCACCAAGAGAGTCGTGTGATTTATTCAGTAAGAACTTTTCTTGCTGTTCTTTGCATTTTTTATCACGTAACTCATCATGTGTTTGTTTTATGCCACTTGTATTCAGAACTGCATTTATGGCCGGATTTACTATCCTTTCATAAATTTTCTTTTTATGCGTAGTTAACCCTATCATCTTTTGGCACATATATTCAGGAACTTTAATGTCCTTTCCTTTTAGTTCCTTACAAGGATCAAATATGTTCCCTTTATACCTATATGTTTGATAATCTGTTCTTTCAGGTGAGTGATTAGGTAAGTAGAATTTTGCTGCCGCATTGAACTTTGAATCATCAAACGGACCCATTGAGTTCTCTTTCCACTTAAACACACTTCCTTTTTTCCCTGCTTCTGTGGAAATACGTTTATTGATCCATTTTGTAAGCAGTTCGTGTGCTTCACATGTGATTGCGTGTTTCAATGGAAGCACGACACGGAAGTTTCCTTTTCCTGAATACGTCTCGTACATGAAGAAAGACCATCCTTGTTTCCTGAACCATGAAGCACAATCCAAGAATGAAAGGTCTTCGCCTGTTTCAGATGAGTCCTTATCAAACATAAGGCATGTATATCCATGATTATTATGTGCACCAAACTTCTTTCCATCCACTTCATTTCTATCTGAGAGAAGTAAACAACACCACGCAAGTCGTCCTTCTTTGTGTTTATCATTTGAAGTGAATTTTGATTCATTCTCAAAGAAGTCAAGTATGTCTTCAGGTTCTTTGAAATCAATGTATTTTGCTACTTCATAAGTGGATACTCCGTTCAATAAGTTAATTCTAAATCTGTTTTCATCATCCAAATAGAAGTCTTTAAACGCCTTACATTCTGAAATTATTATGTTTTTTGTTTTTCTCTTTAATTCAGTCAGTTCCTTTGTTTGCTTATGTGTTTTTATTTGTCCACCTGATTGCTTCTGTTCCGGTAGAAACATAAAGTTTTCAAGTGATGATACTCTGTCATCAGGTATTCCGAGCACTTCTTGAACATAAACTGCTGAACGATAATCAGGAACAGTAATCAACCTATAACTATCATCATGTTTGTCTCTAATAGAAGTACGACATATTGCTTGATATGTACTTGAAAAGAGAAATGATTTATCAATGTCCTCATAGGATAAACCAAATCTATCATGTAAGAAATCAGCTTGTGTATTTCTATAGTTCAGAGATGCAGCAAATGTTATGTTATGAATGTGCTTGTATCCATTCAATCCATGAACATAAGAACTAATCAGTTCTGAATTTTGAGGAAGTTTATATTCCTTAAAATCACCATCAATCATGTCTTTGTTCAAAACAAGTAACTGCTTATCATCTGGTGACATGTTTAATCTTGATATATCCAGTATGTTCTGAATTATTGTCTTTTGATTCAAGCACTTATATGAACGCATTGTTTTTGAAAAATCACGTTCCATACAATACCTAATGAAAGTGTGTGTTGTATTTTTATGTTCTTTGTATTGTAGCTTAAGAATTTTCTTTTCAACGAATTGAACACCTAATTCTTTAAAGATATGATAAATGTCTGATTCTTCAAATTTAGCTGATAGAAAATGAACATCTAAGAAATCATCAAATATCTCTGGAAGCATATAAAAATGAGTGATGAATGAAACATTATTTCTCCCATTTCTTTTATTTTTCTTGAATGATTCCCATACGCCTTTCCTTATTTCAACAGTATAGTGTTTTTCATCCAGTAATTTTTCAAACAGCCCTCTTAATTTGTCATTTATCTCATCCTCACCTTCTGCTGTCATACAAGTGTTCATTTGAACACGATCAATCGGTTTAAGGACAAAGAAATCTGGGTTCTTTGATGGTGCTGTCTGTATGTATTTTAAAAGTATGTCTTTGTTTGTTGATAGTGAAAGTGTGAACTCACCAAAAGATTCTTGAGGCACTTCATCAAAAACAACATAATAGTCATTTGTGATTTTCCCCATGTTAACCATATGTTTTAAAAATGATTGATGTGTCACAAGAAGAACATCAGATTTTTTAATTTTCCTTTTCAGAATATACGAATACAAACCCTTTGCTACTGAAGTCATTTCTTCTGTAAGATGGTCTTCGTCAATGATATATGGGGTCATACCACTTTCTTTAAATTGGCTTTCTGATTCAAGTAAATTTTCTTTCTTTGGCTGAACAAAAATAACTTTCCCATTGTAAAAGTCTTTGTTGATACTGATTAACTGGATCATTGAACGTGTTTTACCTGATCCGCAATTTGCTGATGAATATAACATGTGTATTTTTCTCTTTCATAATGTTAATGACAAAAGAAAAGCCAGTAAGTTTTTGGCTACTCACTGGCTTTGTATGTGATATGAAAGAGATGATTATATCATCATGTAGTATTTAGTATCACATACATAAGTCCTTTGATTTGCCAAAATCAGACTTTGTTTTCTTAGTTCTATTTATACACGAACAAATCAAAAAGTGTCCATTTTAAGTCCTTTAGGAAGAAGTAATAATGGATGTTTTTTACTTAACTAATACTTCCATATTCAGAGCCAACGGCTCCTTCATTCCTGATAAGTCAGTATTCTTCATGAGCCATTTAAATGAGCTTACAGACATTTAAAGTTCGTATCAGGTAGAAACACAGGTGAGTGGTTTAAACAAGTTGTGCGCTCGTCTTCGTGGATTTCTGAGAGGGATAAAATGTATGAGAACCCCATCAGAAAAAATTATTTCAAAAATTAGCCTGCGTAAAAAAGAAACTAGGGTGTGCGTTTGCACGTGCTTATGAAAAGTTTTCAGGCGTGTACCCTTTGAGCATACTCTGGGGGTTGAGAGAGCGGAATCAGCACGTTCAAAGTTTCCCTAACTGCATCATTTATTAGGTCGATACTCTCGCTTCTGTACAATACTCCACCACTCTCTAACTGAAACCCAATCCTCAGGTTTTGTAGATTTCCAGCCTGCCAATCCACGACGTCTCCATCTTTAATTGGAGATAATTTTTCCTGCCCTTCTAAAGGCTGTACGGACATTACAGTCGAATTAGGTGTTCGTTTGTCGACAGCAAATTTGTAAGATACCAAGTGAGAATAGGCTGGCATGAGAAAGCGATGCTTATCCTGATTGCTGAAGTCACACAGCAACGACAAACTCTCTCCATACTCCGCACGCACTCCCTCTATCGCTTTCAGAGATTCGTCAGAAATACCGGTAACTGACTTTCTTTCATTCCGGTTTAAATGTTCTCCTTTTCGTCCAAAAGGGAACTGGATATGTCTCAAATCCGCACTTGGGGTGTTCAACGTAACCAGCGCACACGTCACATAATCCAATGAACTTCTTAAGCTATGAATAACATCGCCTAATACTAGGCTTAACAAAACATCTGGGTGCTTTTTAAAACGTATAATTTGTTTGCTTGCATCATCTGAAACAGCCTCCAATTCAAAGTTATCTAACTTCTCAGCAAGCCTTAATTGCTCTCGCAGTGCTTTAAGGTGATTTTGAGCGTACATATAACGGATATATGCAGACTGACTTCTTAAGGAAGGGGGTAAAATCACTACTCAAATTCCTTAGCAAACAATCCTCTAAGAATTATGCCATATAATGATTTTCAGACTTGAAAATCTAGCATAGTCCTAGCATTATAATAACTTACTATCCGCAAGTCATTGATTAAAATAATGTTTTCTGGTTTTGTTGTTCCCTTGGTAAGGGAGAGGTCGACAGTTCAATCCTGTCCAGCAGCACCATGATTTTCCTAGTTTTTTAATCTTAGAGGCATTTAGTTCCCTCGGCCAAAAGAACTAGAAAACATCATCACAGAATCCAGTGATGATGTTTGTATCGCCTCTGACCCTTCCCCTTTAGTGTCACCCCGCCTGCACAGCTTCATTAGCCGCATCAAGCTGCTGCCGGGCAAACGCCCATTCATCAGCCGTTGGCTCACGGCCTTCCTTCAGTGGTTTCAGCAGGGCGGAGATATCCTCCACAATCGTGGGGCCGTTCTGGACCAGGGCTTCCACGGCCGAAATAGCAATCTGAGTGTAGTTCATCTTCTGTCTTTCTTGGTTTCCCGCCGATTTTTGGCGGATCATGAGAGGGTGTCCGGTATTACTGGACACCCTTGGCGACCATCTTCCCGATGCCGGGAAAATGGTCAGTTGGTAGTGGATGGGAGCAGCTTGCGGGCCGCATCGAGCGCGGCCTGCGCGGCCTCAACAGCGGCCTGCGGCAGTGGATCACCCTTGGCGGCCGCATCATCCAGTGGGGCGATCAGGTCATGCGCCTTTTGAAATGCAGGCTTGAGCTTGGCGACCACGGCAGGATCCGCAGCCACGTTGTGCTCATAGTCGGCCGCCATCTGGGCAGCGGCGGAGTAGGACAGGCTCAGACTGTAAACTGCCTGTTTGCGCTGGATGAGCTGATCACCGCTGCACGCCACCAGACTACCAGACAGCCCGATCAACAGGAGCAGGCCAGCGGCACTACCGCCGATTCCGCTGGCTTTTTTAGCCGGCGCGCTGGCCGCAGTCTGCTGCTGGGCCAGCGCAGTTGCGGCCGCCGCAAGCAGCGCCCCACCCGGCACGGCATCGGATGCCACCTTGATGGCGGCCGGGCCGATATCCTTATGGGTGGTGAGGGCATGCACAATGGCGGCCAGACCATCCCGATCAGCAGAGAGTTTTGCCAGGATGCCGCTGGTATCGGACACGGCCAGCAGAGGCAGGGCCGCAGCCAGCAGAGCGATGGAGGTCACTTCGGGCAGCGACCCAAACCAGTCGGCAACCCCAGTGCCAAGGACAAGCCCCACCGCAATAAGGGTAGTAGGCTGGCGCAGATAAGCGCCGATTTTGGCAAGTTTCATGCGTTCGCTTTCAGGCGGTAAAGTTCCGCCATGTTGAGATTTTCAGTAGGATTTGAGGGAGTGGGACTGGACGGCACCGAGGATCCGGCACCAGTTGCCCCGACATAGAGATGCCATTCGGCCTGCCTGCGCCTGGTCAGACCAGGCACGCGGACCAGATGGCCGTTGCGGTGCATGTGATCCCACAGCAGCAACTGCTCTCCAGCCGCGATGGTCTGACCGGAATTGAGCAGCCGCAGCAGCGTGGATCCGGCAATGGCAGACGTGCCCAGATTGTATTGCCAGTCCAGGAGTGCTGCCTCCTGATTGGGCGTTACCGGCACATGGATCAAGGCACGCAATTTCAGGCGTAGGCCTGCGAGGGTAAACAGCAGCAGGTCCTCCGCCTGCTGTCTGGTGATCGGCCGCGTGCGCGCCGTGACGGCGGCCCCGTCGGCCAGGCAGCGGTTACCGTAGCCGATGGTCCAGTAACCGGCCGGACAGATGTAAGGACGTAGGGACAGGCCCTCATATTCCCGCGCCAGAGCAGCCGCGAGAGCGATGGAGTCATTCATTCGGATTTCCGGATACAAAAAAGCCGCGTCATGCGCGGCGGGGGTGGACTAGTTTACAGGCAGCAAGGGCCGGATTAGTCCGTCAATACAAAAGACGCGTACAAAACTGCCATTTTGAGAGGAACAGTTAGTGGACGAGTTTTGGCAGGTTATGGGGCACTACCCCAGCCGAGCAGGTGCATGATGCCTTGGACAAGCCCCCAGCCAACACCAATACCGCCGGTGATCAAAAACTGCCTCCACCCGCGCATGGTTTTCAGTTCCGCCTGGATGGTGGCGATGCCACTCTTGATGCTGGCAACGTCTGTTTTTGCTTCATCCTGCTTGGCCTTGATCAGCACGATGTCGCTCTCGACGTTGCGCATGCGACCATCCATCATGGCAAACTCACCCCGGCCGATCAGATCACCGGGCGGATAATTGGTATCAGGCATTTTTGCCCTTTCGGCAGACATAAAAAAAGCCGCCTCACCGTGCGGCAGAAACAGCAACTATGCGTTGCCTCAACTCATGATTGTGGCCGGCCTGTCCGGCAATTTTGTGCTGGCGGTATCCGTTGCCATCAACAATAGGGGCAGATCATCATCAGACGCGGAGCCGTTAGCCCCGCTCCGTGTCTCTGTCATGTGTTTTCCAGAAGACCAATCCAGGCATTACGGCATGAACGTCATTGTGGGGGCATCGGTATACGTTACCGTAACAACGTCAGACTTACCCACCGGGATAGTCTGGCTTCCTGCCGGGAGAGAGATGGTCGTCCCCTGCCGGAGCAGTGTTACTGCCGTAACTGTCCCGCCAGTGATGACGAGATGCCCCTCATTTGCTGGTGTGTAAGCGAAGGGCGATGCTGTGACCGTCAGAGGGGCCAATTGCTCCTTGAACCCAGTGATGCTTTTAAATAGCAACGTGGGATAAGCAGCATTTGCCAGCGGATATGTGCCCGTAAACCCGTTAATCTGATAGGTCAGATTGCCTTGCATCAGGCCACCAGCATCCTGCACCAACCCCTTAAATGGTGTCCACCAGCCTGTTGCAGACCCAGATGCCTCGATTTTGAGGTTGCCGACAACCCGCGTCACGTTGATGTTGTTGGATGATTTAGCCGCAGAAAAGACCCACAGGCATTCCTGCACCAGCACATTGTTAAATACACACATATAGTTTCCGCCGAGTGGCGTAAACGCATGCACACAATACTGCATAAATACATTGTTGAGTTGCACATGCTCGCAGAGCGTGCTGCCGCTATAGTAACCGGCAATATATACATTGTCCAAAATGACAACGCCATAATTGTTGATTACGGGAGTGCGGATAGCGTTGATAGACGCGATAGACGGCATCGGGCAGTTGACGATAGGCACATCAATGTCAAACGATACGTTGTTGATCCGGGAATTGCCCACGTATTCGAAATTCAGCGCCGTGAGTGACGGCCCAACAGTTCCTACCGTCTGCCTGATGATCATGTTGCTGACATTGATCGTAATCGGATTGAGATGGGTGCTGTAATCGTTAAAAGGCTGGTCAATATGCTGGCCGTAAAAAATGGATGAGCCGTATTGGGTCGCAGTCAGTTTTGTGCTGAGCACAACACCATTGTTCGGGATGACCTGAGGTTTTTCGCTGTAACCAATCTGGGCGTAGTTATACCCCACCAGATCAACCGTGACAGGCTGCACCCACGGGCCAATATCGGGGCAACGCAAGATGGTGAACCCATCTGCGCTAACAGTAGTATCGGATGCTCCTTTATTAATATTGTATGTGCCAGACGGAAAATACGCCCGACCACCACCATTATTTGTCAAATAAGCGAAACAGGCGTTCAGCGCGTCAGTCTCGTCGTGGAGCACCTGAGCACCTGTTACCGTGGTATCAGCAGGCGCATCCAGAGTGATATTCAGCCCGTCAATACTCTCAATGGTCGCGACCAGATACCCACAGATCGAGGCAGCGCTTGCGCCCGCAACGGATACCGCATCACCAACGGCAAAATCCTCAATACTGGCAACCGTCAGTATAGATGTCCCTGCCGTGATCGTCCCCGTAGTCTGCGCCGCTGATCCAGTCGCGCCAAACTCGCGCACAGATACGTGCAGGTCACGCCAACGCATCATATCCGACACTGCACGGCTGCCTACGGTCCGAATGAGAGACATCGCAGTGACGTAGCCATCATCATTGAGGCCCGCTATACCGCCCGCCTCGTTAATCAGGCTCTTTGGGATAGCAGCCTTAGCCTGATCCAGCAGGCTGCCAAGCGTGTCGTCGCCCAGACCAACCGGTGTCGTGCCCGGAAGACCACCGGGGGGAATAAACTGTGCCATATTTATTAATTCCTTACTGCAACACCGGAGTTGTTGAGCCACTGTCCGGTTGTGTCTGTCGGGATTGCACCGTTGGGCTGGGCCAGACCGGCGATAAATTCACACCACAGTGCGTCAGTGATCTGTGTCTGGACTGTAATTGTGGTCGGCAGCCCTGCCGATGACAGCGTTGGTATGCCCGCGTTGTCGTACCATGAGCCAGGTGTAACTGGATCAATCTCTGGCAGGTTGTTAAACCACCAGTTCATTTGCGCGGGCCGAATTCCCCCGACCACAAGGGCTGGCTGTCCTATTCCTGCAGCGGAAACTGTTATTATCCCCGCATTATTCCAGCAGGTTCCAATTTCGTTTTTGTCTGTAGTCGGCAGACCAAACAGATAGGCTGTCACGTCTGCGTCCGTGATGGCTATTGGCTGTACGGTAACGACAATATTGGCAATCTGCTGGCCCTGTTGCATGACACGTCGCTCGGTCGCCTGCGCCGATGCATTGGCAATTTTGGCATCTGCTGCATCTTTTGCCGCTTGATTAGCGTATTGGCCGAGTGACGAATCAGACAAAGCCGCATTCAAATCGTCAGTTTTGACGATGTCGTCTGGCATGCCTGCGGCAACAAGGGTTCTGGGGTCAGCGAGTTTAGCCTCACCACCAAAAACACCAAAAACACCGTCAGTCGCTGCCACATCTTGAGCGGATGGCAACGACGAAATCGGCACACCACTCTGTGTGGTTGCCGTTGAGTTGGTCCCAGACATGGGCACTCCGATTTATGCGATGAGATAGGGCAGCCCGTCGTCGCCGGTCAGGATCGAGGCGCTCGGGAGTTGGATAGCATTAGGCGGGACTGGTACCCCGCCACTCATGGTAGGCGCAGGAGTTGGCACAGTAGCTGCTGTTTCGCTCGTGACCGCCAGCAGCACTTTTGGTGCCAATCTACGCCCTTGCTGAGTCACAACGTAGACAATGACCTCTTCCGTCTCGCCCGGTGTGCCGCCGCCCAGCATGATGCAGGCCAACCCATTAACGATGCTGGACCACAGTACCGTCAGTTGCGTTGGGTCTCCAGATGCAGTCGGGATATCCACGCGCTCGATGAACGCAATATGATCGCCGGTGGCATCCAAGATTTCAGACATATCAAGAGAGAAATCAAAATGGTCAGCGCTTGATTTGGGGGCCCATGATAACGTGACGATCTCTGGAACAAGCCCGCGCGTGCGCAAATTGGCAGGAGCGGCAATCGGGATAACCCGCGCGGCTGCGGGCTGCCACGTTGGCGATGGGATGGGCGCGATCATGAGGCGGGAGCCACCGGGAGGGTTGTGCTCGTGGTATCCGTGCCTTTGGAAATCGCCATCAGAGCCTTGAGATACGTCACCCACACATCCGGCGTGGCTTCGTTCAGGATGGTGAATTCCTTGCTGACCGTGGTCTGCGCACTTTCTAGAGCCACCGCTGCCCGCTGCTGCAACGTCATGCTCGTCCCATACCAGGCAGTAGAGGACACATCAGACGTACTGATAATATCCCCCGCCGCCGTCTTGATGACGGGCTTGCCGTCCGCATCGGCAGACAGCAGGGCTCCGCGATGGATTGCGTCCATGATGGCGGTGTAATCAGTATCGGGAACCTGCACCGCATCGGACGGGAGACCGCCCATACGGCTGTCAAAAAAACCGTTCTTGGTCGCGCTGTAATATGTCGTTGACGCATCGCTCATGACGGAGCAGTTCCCACGCAAAAATAGTTGATTACAGTGTCAGACAGGCTGCCGCTCGTGACTTCCCGGCCCAGAAGATGGATTGTCGATGCGTCCGTGCGCATAACCGTCACAGCATTGGCGTTACTGCCGATGTCGTTGCCAACCGCAATAATAAACTGTGCGCCAAAACTAGAGCGTGTCGTCAGTTAAGTAGGATAATGATTGAAGCGAACTGCACGGCTGCGAGGAAGGTCGATTTCAGCTTGTCGTAGCGTGTTGCGATAGCACGGAACTGCTTGAGTTTATTGAAGAACCGCTCGACAAGGTTCCGTTCGCGGTAGAGAGCGAAGTCGGTTTCCCGTTGGGTTGTTCTATTGCGTTTCGGCGGGATGACCGGAGTAATCCCGCGCTGTGTCAGCCGATCAATCAGTCTGTCCGCGTCATACGCCCTGTCGGCGAGGAAGGCATCCGGATCGATGTTTTCCAGCATCGGTTCCGCCTGGCTGATATCCGCATCCTGCCCCGGTGTGATGCCGAGTTCCACCGGATTGCCCAGAGCGTCGCAGATGGCATGGATCTTTGTCGTCAACCCGCCTCGTGATCGTCCGATGGCCTGATCCGCGCCCCTTTTTTGAGGGCTCCGGCACTATGCTGATGTGCCCGGACAATGGTGCTGTCGATCATCATGTATTCATTGTCGTGATCCGCGGCTAGATGGCGAAAGATCCTCTCAATAACACCGCTTTCACACCAGCGGCGCAGACGCCGATGCACGTTTTTCCAGTCTCCGAAACGGGCAGGAAGATCACGCCATGGAATGCCTGCGCGATAGCGATACAGCACGGCCTCCACGAACAGGCGGTTGTCCGCTGCTGTGCCGCCGACATGACCTTCACGACCGGGGAGAAGGTCTTTTATCCGTTCCCACTGATCGTTGCGTAAACCGTAGCGCCGCATCTGTTGCTCTCCCACAAAATCGGGAAAACAGTCAGCACAGGACGCCACAAAGTACAACCCTCACGTGCCATACTCAGCGCTTAACTGACGACACGCCGTAGTGGGGAGCGTTACCTTTGTTCCGGTTGTTCCATCGGATGCTGAATACGTAGCGTTGCCGCCCTGAATAAGCACGCCGCTCGGGAATTTCATCCAGAACCAGTCATTCCCGGACGAAGAAAAGGTATCGGAAAAGTTATTCGTGACCCACGTTCTGTCCGCAAACTGTGTAGTGCCAGACCAAAAAGTTCCGTCATTTCGCAGGCTGAAATAACCGTTTGAGCTGTTGTATCCGTTAACCTGGATTGCAAGCTGCGTATATTTTCCCGTCGTCTCGTTTTGCCGGAGAGTAACAATATTGCCGTTCTGGCCGGACAGAATGAGCCCGTTTGACGTATAGTTCCCGGTCGTTGACCAACTGGCAAGGCCTTTGATCGTCGTATCGCCAGTCAGGTTTCCCCCAGTAAGAGGGAGGTATCCGGAGAACAGGTTTTGCCATGTGGCCCCAGATGCGCCGGGCGTCGTCGTATTGTTGTCAGCAGTAGAGACCCAGAATGTCCCGACTACGCTACCGCTAACGATTGCTCCGGAAGGATACCCACCGATTGCAGAGGCAAAGGACGCATTGAAGGGGCCAAAATAACCGGCCTGAAGAACCTGAATGGCGCGAGATATACGGTTCAGAAAACCGTTCATATCCTGTCCGCGCGGCGGCTCACCACCCGCAGCCCGATCGATAAACGTTTCAGGGGGGAAGCCGAGAGCGATTGAGGCAGTGCCATCGCCAGCCGTTGCCTGAGTATCCGGGACGGTTGAGATATTTCCAGAAGCCGCATCCGCACCAATCAGCGTGCCAAACAGACCTAGATCATCAGTGCTTTTCATGTGCTTGCGCTCTTGATTTGATACCCGACGCCTACCCCGGCGGGGCGTGGCAGAACTCCGCTGTTTTGTATGATGCTGACTTGAACATCAGTCGGCACAAAGTCGAATACATACGTCATGGTCATGTCGCCGTTGTCTTTGATGTACGCATTCCCCTGATTGCCAAACAGCAGCATGAGGATGGCGTTGATCGAAAAAACCGACCCATCCGTGATGTTCGCCAAAGCCTTGGCGTAGATCAGTTGCCGAAACCCATCGTCAGACAGGCGGTAATTACTCGTGACTGATGATCCAGAATAAAAAGGGGCGCTGTTGAACCCCTCCTCCGTCAGGTCATTTGCTTCGGAAAAACCGAAGTATTTTCCGGACGTGATCGTCAGCACCCGGCTGACACCCACAATGCGGCCCCACACGTCCAGACCGTAGCCCTGCGCGGTGCTGAGGTTCCAGACCCGCTGGTACCAGAGGTCAATCAGGCTGGCCGGATCGAACGCTTGGTTCCAACCCTCAAGAATGGTCAGCAGACGCGGCGAGTTGGCGTATTGGGACAGGACCGTTTTTGCATAGTCCTGCATGTCATTGCACCGTGACGGTTATACCAGACGCATCCAGTGTCGGGATCTGATCAATCTGCATCTGCGTCGTGAAACCAGTCGGGCTGGCAGTAGTCCCGATTGTGATTTCCACGATCTGCACCCATGTTCCAAGCGCGGCCACCGCTGCGTAAAAGCGGGAGGCAAAGAGTTTGCCGCCAATACGCGCACGGCTACCGCCATCCTCCCCGTTGAACGCCGACAGAATTGCTGCCTGTATCTCGGTTTCTGCAGTAGCTGGTACCGCACTGGAGCTTTGCAGGGTTACGGCGATATAGACCGGAGTTGGCGTGGCGCGCGTGAATTGTACCGTGTAGCTGGGTGCGGTCCCGTATGCGCTGTTGGGATCGGATACGGTGACGGACGTTGTGCCAGTATAGCCGCACCCTGGCGGCTTTTTACGCAGAATGGCGAGGCCTATGTCCTCATCCGTTCCGCCGTTGACGCAGACAAAGAGGCTATGGGCCGCGATGGAGACGCCGCCGGTTGTGACCGCTGCGCCAGTGGCATTGTCCGTCACATAAGCGTCTGTCACGCCGGAGACGGCCTGCACAGCCCCGGAAATTGCGCCCAACGTACCAACGGCATTGGCGGCCACACTCTCCTGTCGGCGCTGCTCAAACGCGATCCGGCCCTCCTGATCAGACCCAGTGACGCCTGCCGCCGGATTGGTGACGGACGAAAGACCCGTTACGGATTGGTAGATGCTGACAGTATTAACTGGGCAGTCAATCGCGCCAGTGGTCGTGCAGGAAAATGTACCTGTGGCCGTGCCTGTAGCATTGAGCGTAATCGATCCGTCAGCCGCGTATTTGTTGCCGCTGCTGTCCTGTATCAGCGTGCCTTCTGGCACGACGGTGCCGGGGGAGCCGGTGCAGACGACTGAGACAACGGTTGCTGTGGCTCCGCGCCGCTCCAGAAAATAAAGCTGCCCGATGGCGTCCTGCATCTGTCCCGATGACCGCGCCGGGTCCACGCCATCAAACACTGCCATCATCTGGTCGTAGGCATCACCCAAGATAGCCGCCAGGGTCGTGGCGAGCTGACCCTGCGGCGTGGCGAGGTCCGTATTCAGGGCGTTGCCGAACGCTGCGTTGAGATCGGCCAGCGCGCCAGTCAGAATATCCGTCTCTGCCGGCGCGACAAACCCTGCATCCGTCAGGGATGGCGCGGGAACGGATGTGGTGCCCGTGCTGTTAGAACCCGACATTTTGCGTTGTACCGTCGCTGAGAGAAAGGAATATGGTGCCTGACAGTTGCCGTTGGGCGCTGATGGCTGTGATCACGCATTTTGCGGCTGTGACGTTCGGAACCGTCAGTGCGGCCTGCTCCGCCTGCGTGCGGAAGACCCCGGCGGACTGCGACCGCCCGAGGATCAGACGCATATACGGCAGCCCCTTGCTGGTGTCGTAATAGCACTCGCCAGCAAAAACACGGATTGCTGATGCCACGTCCTGCACAGTGGAATAAGGCTCCGACGCCACGGCGATGTTGCCAGATGCGTCCAGAACCAAATCCCACGTTGTCCGGTCAAGGAGGAGCGTGGAAGCCATTGCACCAAACAAAAAAGCCACCCCGAAGGATGGCTGGATACAGAAAATCGCTAGATTAGCTAAAATATGGCATGAAAAGGTACCGGGTACAAGGGTATTTTGTTTGAGTATCTACTGCCGGATATGGAGCCGATGATGATTCTCTATCCGCGCCACAGAAGGGGCGTAACGGTTGTTACCTTGAGCGGCAGCATCGCTCTCCTTGCTCAGGCGCCGGGAGGGGATAGCCCTCGCTTTATCAGAGCGCGCGTGTCGTCGCTGAGAACGAGCGGCTTGATGATTGTGAAGCTCTTTGATGAGGTACCAAAGATAGATCCGGCATTAGCGCGAGAGGCGAACCTAGACGACGCCATCCAGATCGTTCCCTGCGGCAGGCTTGTCCGCGTTTCAGCGCGCTACGCTTGGACCGTAGAGGACCTTGAGCCTGCAGAGTGGTATGATAAGATGTGTACCGGCAAACCGCCCTTCTGGTGATGGGCGAGCTAGGAAGGAAGCTTCTTGGCCTTCCTAGCTTACGGCGAGGGCAACCTCCAAGCCTGCTTCTTGATCTGGTCTGATACCGCAGGGAACGGATCAATCCCCGTATTGCGTATAAGTGTCGCTATGGTGACTTGAGAGCAGTGCGGGTGCTGCTGAGCATTGCGGCATACATAGGCACCAGCTCTCCCCTTGCCTGGCGAGTAGACCGCTTTCCACGTGCTCGATGGCACATATACGTGGTCATGCCCAAGCTTTTCGATGGGCTTAACGTGGAAGGCCGGACCGGTAACGACATATAGATCCCCCTCCTTCTCAGCGATATCTCTCACCCGCCGCTCCACTCTGGCCCAGATGCCTTCATTGAGGCTAGCAGTCTGCGGAACAATGTTCGTGAGGGCATATGTCTCAGCTTGGGCCAACTCCGTTGGTTGATCTCCACTTGGCGCCATATGGCCGCGATCATAGATTGAATTGTAGTAGTCCAGCAGATCGGAACTTCCGGCGAAACGCGTATCCACATAAAAGCGGCCAGTCCGCTTGAGAGACTGTGCTAACTCTACATCGTCGGACCACAGGTGTTCAGCCGCCCACAACGGGCCATGTGACACGCTCGACGCCAAAACGGCGTAGCCTCGGTTGCACAAAAGCTTCGTTCCGGCGGCAAGCCGCTTATCGACTAACTCAGGGAGGTGGTTGCCTGCGCCGAATGCAGAGCAGTTGGTTTCTTCGGCAGCAGCGTATGCAGGCACGGCGGTCAGGATGCAGGCGAGTAGCAGCGTTCTCATGCTTGGGCGCTGCCATTATTGTAAACCTGTGTAAAGGGCCATTTCAGCAATAAGCACTCAGCCATGCATACATGATAGCGAAGTCACGCTTTGTTCGCCTTACGGGACTCTGAGGGGTACGGGCAGAGTGCCGGGAAAAGGACTCTCCCCCATGAACATTATCCCCCGCGATCAATGGCGCGATGTTCTGCGCAGACTCAGTCCCTATGGGATGGCATATGTGCCAGATATCCAGGTCTTCGAAGGCATTGAAAGAGGCATGCTCTATCAGTGCCTCGCCTATCTTTCTGGCCACGGTTATATAATTAGCCATTGTTCCAGAAGCATGGACGGATTCTGGAATTGGGGAGGTGTCGAACTCACGGCCAAGGGCCTTGATTCTTTAAGTGATGACGGCGGAATAACCGCCGATGAAAAGACCATCACCGTCAAGTTGGATGGCGATACAATCAAAGCCTTGTTGTGCAAGGCAGTCGATGAAACGTCTGCGCCAGAAGCTACAAAAACAGGGATCAAGCAGCAGGTAAGGGCGATGGGAAGCGAGGCCCTGAAAGATTTAACGTCGTCTCTGATTTCGAAGGGTGTGGAGAGCGCGCCGGATTTAATTCAGTGGCTCGGTACAGCCCTCGGCTGACGTTTTCACCTTCAAAAGAAATTGCGCCCGAGAAGGTGAAGGTGGCTACGAATTCTTGCTCACCAAACAGGATCGGAGCGCGAAAGCCACCTGCTCCGACAAACGGTGAGTTTGTCATTGCCATGAGCATGGAGCCACGTCCGGTTGCCTCAAACCAAACTTTATCAAGCTGCACTAGGAGATTTGTCTGCTCAGCCATGGCGGGTCTTCCTATTTTCTGCCCAATGTGGACACCGTAGTACTAGTGCCCACGAGGTACGTGGTGATTTGGTTCTGAATTGATGAAGGCATATTTACTCGGGCGTGGACGTTGTGGAGCTACCTCCCTGCACTCCCCCGTGGACATGTTCTTCAAGGCTGATGCCTCCAGCCGTCACATCTCCAGACGCCGCTACTGGGCCAGTCACATTTACCTTGCAGTTAATGTCGCACTCGGCAGCATCAACGATGAATTTCCCCGCAGTTTTTACGTGGAAGTCACCGTTGATCCAACCGCAGTATTCCTCCGGGGCGGCGTTTAGGTAGCCGCCGAGGTAGACCGCATCCGCAAGATCAAACTGCCGGAATGAACCTGGAGCAGAAGGTTTGCGATTGATTTTGACGTTTGAAATATCACGGGCACAGATGATAGCAATTCCGATATCACCCACCGACGGATCACAGATGAAGGCCCGTTTGCCGCCTTGTAGTCGCGCATAGGGCGCGCCGTAGATCATACCGTGCGGTGTCGTTCTCCCCGCTCCGTCCTGCTGATGGACCATTGGCAGGATATCGACAAATCCAGCCGGGTTCAGGCCGTTACCGTTGACCGCCTTTACCTCGACCAGTGCTGGTCCGCCGCCCATGCTCAAAATGCGCCGGATTGCCGAATTGAGCGCGTTGAAATTACTCGCGCCATCCGATGCTTTTTTTGTCCCTGTGTATTTATCGGCCAAAGGTTGCCACCCTCCCTGCAAATTCAGGCCGCTGCGCCTCCAGCATCGTAAACCACGGTCCACCCGGCGTTTCCGTTTGCAGGTCGTGTTCAATCTTCTGCACAACCCACAAGCCATTGGAAGGCGGATACATGGAGGCCGCGCCTGCCACTTCCTGCAATTGCCCGTAATTATTGACCCACGCCGCCGGAGAGTATTCGCTTTGCAGCTTGATGGTGTCCCGGAAATTGATGCCCGGATTAAACAGCGTCTGCACCAGCACGCCGCCCTGACTGTAATTCGGATAGCCGATCATTCCTGTGTCCGCCGAGACAAGTGTGGCGGAATCCGACGCAGCAACATCCTTCGGCCAGATCGAAAGAGTGTCCATGCCGATGTGATATTCAATACCGACGGACCGGGCGCAGGAGTCAATTTGCTGCATCGCTGAGCCGGGATAATTGACGCCGCCCGTCATCACGGAATCAACGCCATGATTGGCAAATTCGAGCCCAACCTTGCCTGCAATTGCCTGCATGATGTCGGAAACCTTTGCTCCAGAGGCGAATGATGTCGGTTCGATCGGCATTGCGGCCGGGATCGCGGTAGACAGGGCCGTGACCTGAAACGCCACGTTCGGAGCGCCTGCGTAATCAACAAACGCCTCGACAATGCCGCCCGTAAAAATGGTTGGGCGTGTCGCCCCTGCATCTCCCGCTCGCACGGTGATACTGTTTGACGACTGGTCAATCACGCTGGCCTGCGCCACAGACAGGCGGTTCATGGCGCTGAGCTTCATGCCCTCGATCCGGACAGAGCACATCATTCCCGTTTCAAGGCCAGTGCTGAGAACCTGACAACTTACGCGATGGTCCATGAGGGTGATGGTTTCCGGGCTCCCGGAAAATCCGCCCTGCCTGATATCAAAATCGATATCAATTTTCTTTTGCGTGAAACTACCCGGCATTTTTTCCTGCCTCATAGATCAGGATGTAGCGACTGCCAAAGCCGGTATAGGTAGGGTCCTGCGTGCCCTGCGTGTCAAAAAAGCAGAGGTCGCCCGGCATCCCGAGATATGCGCGCCTGACAATCCACGTGCGGTCCTGACAGATGATGCCCGCGAGGATCTGCGCGCCATTCAGCGCCACATCCATATAGACGCCATTGGTGCGCTGTTGGATTGTGAGTGTGACAGCATTGCCTGATAATGGGACATTGATCTGTTGATAGGCCACGGCGCTGATGGGGATAGTGACGGTCGCCATCAGAATGCATCCAGCGGGTTGATGGCATTTTCCTGATCTGGAGTCAGGCTTTGCGTCTGCACATTGCCTCCCGTGACCATGGATTGGCCAGACGCTTCCTGTGCCGTTGCTGCCCCGGCCTTTGCTGTCATTCGTATTTCTTGCAGATAGATCCGCGCATACAGCATGGAAACGCCTCTGCGCGCTTCCCGCTCTAGAGAGTAGCCAAGGATGTTCACATTGGAATATGTGGCCTCGGGCGTTGCCACAGCATACAGGTCAAGACTGGAAGAAAGCTGACCGAGGGCCGCCGTGAACAAGGCCTTTGTCTGCGCAGCAGAGGACGGAGACGACGATAAGCCCATTGAGGACAGAAGGTCAGAAAAGATGCTGGCCGACCCATACTCGAAGCTGCTGCCGTCACACACCATCTCCACCTCATAGTGGCCCGGTATGCGACTTTTGTTGTAACTGAGGAACGAGCCGTTCTCCTGCGGGGCATCAGACGTCTGATACATGCTCTGGATATCAACCGCCCGTACGTGGCCCGAGGTCAGCACCGGCTGGTTGCTGGCGGTAAAAATCCCCCACTGACTAGCCGCACTGGTGATGGTGTATTCATCCAGAGCCGTAGCGAGGATGGTAGAGGCTGAGGCCGTAATCCCGGTCGAGACAGACTGCCCCAGCAGGGCCGGGACGCCAGCGGCAACGGGGATATCCCAGAGCGCTGGGAGTCCTATGGATGGTAGGGGCATGGGGGTAGACTCTCATATTTTGGGGATGGGTACAAGGAGAATTTTGGAGTTTCGTCTTGACTGCCCAGCGGGTACTGTTCTCTTTATGTTCTCATTATGGAGGACAGGAGCATGAGCGCATACGCAGGAGACCGGACAACAGGATTCGCCAGCCCCGCAGCAGACGCGATTGAGGGTCCGATTGATCTATCTGACGTACTGGATCTGCGCAGGCCCAGCCGTTATCCGGTGCGCGTGCGTGGCGCTACCTTTGCTGCGCGAGGCATACTGGACGGCGACGTGCTGATAGCAGACACGTCCGGCCAGCAGGTGTCCGGACAACTGGTGATTGCCTGCGCCGCTGGGCAGGTTCTGCTGGCTGAACTGCGGGCGCAGAAGGGTCGGTGGTGGCTGGTTTCTGGCGACGACAGCCGGGAGCCGATCCGCGTTGATCCGACGCAGGACGTGGATATCTGGGCCACTGTAACGGGCGTGGTGCGGGAAAAGCCATGACGGTTTACGGCCTGATTGACTGCAATTCGTTCTATTGCTCCTGCCAGCGGGCGTTTGAGCCGCGGCTGAAGCGCATGCCGGTTGTCGTTCTATCCAACAACGACGGGTGCGCTATTGCCCGCACCGCCGAGGCTAAGGGGCTGGGCATCAAGATGGGCGATGCCTGGCACCTGATCCGAAATGAGCGCAAACTTTCCGGCGTGCAGTGGTATTCCAGCAATTACCCTCTGTATGCCGACATGAGTCGCCGGGTCTATCAGGTGCTGCTAGAGCATGTGCCCCGCGTCGAGCCCTACTCTATTGATGAGATGTTTCTTGATCTGACCGGCCTGCCGGGGGATCTGGCCGAACGGTGCGAGGTGATCCGGGGGCGCGTGGAGCAGATCACCAAGATCCCAACGTGTGTGGGCTGGGGGCCGACAAAGGCCATTGCCAAACTCGCCAACTACATCGCCAAGGACCGGCCAGAAATGGAGGGTCTGTGCGACCTGACCGACGAGCGGACGCGGATGCGGTTCTATCGGAACCTGCCCGTCAGTGAGGTCTGGGGCATTGGCCGCCGACTGGTTCCGAGATTGCATGATGCTGGCATCCGTACCATTGCGCAGTTTGTAGAGGTTGAGCCTGCTCAGATTCGAAAAATCATGGCGATTACTGGGGTCCGGTTGCAGGCAGAGCTGCGTGGGGAATCCTGCCTTCAGCTTTCTGAGGTTGCAGAGCAGCGCAAAGGGCTGGCCTGTACCCGGTCCTTCGGTCAGCCGATCGCGATTTATGGTGATATGCGCGAGGCTATCGCTGGCTTTGCCGTAAGGGCGTCAGAAAAGCTCCGGGCGGAAGGTATGGACGCCGGGCATGTCTCCGTCTTCATCCAGACCAACCCGCACAAGCGGCAGGACGGATGGTACTCCAATCAGGCTGCCATAACCTGCGCGCCAACGAATAATACGCTAACGCTGATTGCGACTGCCACGCGACTTTTGCGGGCGATCTGGCGAGATGGCTACCGCTATACCAAGGGTGGCGTCTTGCTGAATGACCTTGCGCCCGCAGGACAGCAGGCGTCGCTCTTTGACGCGCCAGAAGCACAATCCCCCGCCCTGATGGACGCCATGGACTCTATCAACCGGCGCTTTGGCCGGGAGGCGATCAAGCCGCTCAGCACTGGGGTTGAGCGGGCTTGGAGGCCTCGGCAGGGGATGCTTTCGTCACGGTTTACGACGGAGTTTGGGGAGGTGATGGAGGCGCGGAGTTTTTAGAGCCCTCCACGCGGTCTTTCGACCGCCTCAGGTCGCCAGCAGCACCTATCTCGATATCAGACCGTAGGACCGCAGAACGCCCGTCAACTCAGGAGATAGCACGACCTTCCCACTCGGAGGCGTTTTAGCAAGACCCTCAAGAATGATTCTCTGGACTTCCAGCATGGCGCTGTAAGACATAATCATCGAGCTTGTTTTCGTATTTACATAGCTGGCATCAAATCTTGTGTTGAGAATATAGTCAGTAAATTCGTCAATCTTTATCTTCAACACGCATTGCGCACTTTGGACGTTTCGAAGAAGTTGGCATGCCCTCTCTCTCTTTTTGGAAACGTCAATTTGCATACTGCGACATGCACCATTATTTATTCAGGAGACGAAGTCATTCAGCCTATAACTCAGGCGTTAACACTCAAATAATACGCGTATCAAATATATAAGATTTTAGTGTAAAAAATTTTTCAGCCCTACGCTTTACCGTAATGGGAAGACAGCCTCCCGACTGCAGCACAAAAACCCCCGCAACTTTCGTCACGGGGGTCTATGTCAACCAGAAGACAGGACTAGAAAGGGGAGAGAGATGGGCCTCGGCTATCCCCTTCCTAGGGCGAGGGTGATCGCCAAGCGGAACTGTAACCGATGATCGGCATGAGTCGCAACGAAAAAAGGCGGCCCGAAAGCCGCCCTTTCCCCTGAAAACGGTATCTATTGGAACACCCGGACTCACTCTCTATTCTGCCACCGGAGTCTGTCAAGCTATGGATTTACGCTCTGCTCGTTCTGCCTGCTCCAGATCGCGCCACATCTGCATGATGGCTCGGGCGGCTGTTCTCAGCCTCTCACGCCCCTTTTCTACGGTAGTCCCATACTTTGTCCGATGCTGCGGCATGGCTTCGGCGATGAATAAAACGGCATTGGAGATTTCCCGCTCACTCATTCTCACGCCAGCGTTGCCACCCCCGAAAGGGTGGCTGGCCTGTGTCAGGCTGTGCGCGCTGGCGTTTTGGCAAAAGGGACAGGGCTGGACCCTAACCCCATCTCTTTCTGGCCCTTCACAGATTTAGGCAGAAGGTGACGGCCCGGCCCAGTGGAGAAGTAAGCGTTCGCCACGACCTCGTGGAATGACCGCACCTCTTCTTCCGCTGTATAGCTGACCGTGTAGCCCATGCGGATAGACTGGCGCATCAGGGCATTGGACACGCGCCGCACTAACCCCCTTGGGCGCTTGGTAATGCCGTAATGGTCGAGCCACCGCTTGGCTGTGCGGTGTGTGACCACGGCCACGCCGACAGGGCGCACAGCAAGAACACCATCTACTTTCTGTGAAAGCTGCTCGATCTTGGGCGTGATCTGCTTGTTGACGATACCCTTCACCATGCCGCCAAGGGCCTGCATCATGCGCTGTTCCATCTGCGCTACTGACACTGACGGCTGGATAGAAAGCGCCTGCTGTTCGCGCCAGATGAAATACCGCCGAGCCAACCGGCCCTTCTCGTTATTCTCGACCATGGAAAGTTCCTTCGCCATGTCGAGGGTGAGGCGATACTCCTTTGTCTTCTGAGGGCGAGATTTTGAGGTGTCCGGATTGGGACGGCTCAAACCATCATAAGTTTCAAAGTCTTGCCCTTCTGCAAAACCAAACTCCTCTATGCGTCCCGGCATCCAAGCGCGGAAAGCGCGTCCCACTTTTAGGCCCTCATGAAGAGCGCGGCCTTCGACGCCGAGAACAACCTTGCCGCCAATCGTCATTTCAGACGCAACGCAGATAGCGGCAATTTCAGCGAACTCTGCGGGGATGGGGAGGCTCGTGCTCATGCCCGGCCCCCTGCCTTAGACGCCCCGCGATATAGCTCTTCTAGGCGCATTTTTGCGGAGGCCAACACTTCATCGGCACGCTTTTTCGCTTCTTCTTCTGAGTGGCCGCGCTCCAAACACCCAGCGAAGTGGTTTGCGGAAACTTTGGATGCGTAAAGAATGGCCTCGACCAAAGGCTGTTTTTGCTCTTTTGCAAACTCTGCGGCCAGATATCCCAATCCGTAGGGGGTGATTTTTGGCTCCCCATCTGATCCGATATACATAGCCCCTTCTGGGCACCCAGAACCAATTGTCAATTTCGGGTTATTTGTGCTATCATCTGTCATAGCGAATATATCCTATTTGCTTCTCGAGGCAGCGGGTTCGGTCGCCAAACTTGCACCCGCTGCTCTCATCTCTTCCTGAATTTTCATTGCCTCTAGTCGGATCAATATCTCGGTATTGAGGCTCCTGGCGTTTTTCTGCGCACACTCCCTCAGCCATCTATGCAAGGCGAAGGAAAGTCGTAAGCTAGTTTTAACGCCTGTTTTTTCGTGCCTGGTGTTCATGGCTCCTCTTCGTGGCACCTAAATGATGCCGTTAATGGCACTATCTATGGCATCACAGGAGGCGTCAAGACAAATTATGAAAAAGGAGCTATGGCGGAGCTATGGAAGAAGAAACCACACTCCGATTCTCTTTGCGTGTTCCTAAGGAGCTTCATGAGCGCCTTGCCGCGTCTGCAAATGAACACAATAACTCTCTCAATGCAGAAATGCTGAGATTGCTAGATGTTGGTCTGCGACGGGAAAAAGAAAAAGTCCCAGATAAAGGCCTTGTTGAGCAACTTCTGCCTCCGGGAATGGTGTGGCGAGTAGAGCGTTTCCGTTCGTCTAATGGGCTCTCATCCAATGAGGAAGCCGCCAAACGGTTGGTGAAGTTTGCTCTGGAGGAACGAGAGTCTACGAAAGATATCCTAGAAAAACTGCATGCATCTTTCCAAAAAGAAAGAGATCTAAGGCTATTAGCCCAGAATGTAATTGCCTCGCATAGCGCAACTACAAATATTAAATATGGAAAAGATTATGTATGGTTTGAAACAAAGTCCGATGAGTCGGGTGCTATAGATAAAAAGGGAAAACTATTCTTTTCTGAGCATGGAAACGAATGGGATTCGTCAATGGATTATTATACGCCGCAACCATCAGAGACTATTAAGAAGTCCGTGGAAAACGCAAAGCCCTATAATTGGCAGACACTTAAATCAGATCCTGATCTGGACGATGAGATACCTTTTTAGGCCGGTGCCCCTGACTCATCCCATCAAATTATATATACAATATACTTGCCCTGTCCGATTTTATCGTATATACAATAATCCATGAGATACGATTGGGACGAAACAAAGCGCCAGAGCAACATCGCCAAACACGGCGTTGATTTTGTTGCCGCTGACGGCTTTGAATGGGACGTTGCTTTTGTCATGACCAGCCAGAGCGCAAACGAACCACGCCTTGTCGCTATCGCTCCGATCAATCTGCGCCTTCATGTGTTGGTTTTCAGCATTGAAACGCGCATTGTCCGCATCATCAGCCTGCGCAAGGCCAACAAACGGGAGGCAAAGCTCTATGCCGCGCAAACCTGACTTTATCATGCCGACAGACGAGGAAGATGCCCGCATCAATCAGGGTATTGCTCTGGACGCAGACAACCCGGAACTGACCGAGCGGGATTTCCGGCGGGCGGTTCCTGCTTCCGTTATTGTGCCTGACCTTGCTTCTCAGCGACGAGTGCGGGGCCCACAGAAAGCCCCGACGAAGACACTAGTCTCTATGCGTCTTGACCCGGATCTTCTTGAACGCTTGAAGGCGGATGGCCCCGGCTGGCAGTCCCGTGCAAACGATATACTCCGGGAGGCTGTTGGTTTGTCGCGCTGACGGCTGACTCCCCAACCCTTCCCAGCTATGCGCACATGGTGGGAGAGTCTCGATTTGTTCGCCTTACGGGACTCTGAGGGGTACGGGCACCGTGCTCAAAATCACTCCAGACATTCATTTCTGATAGTGATTGACGCGACTCCAAAGGTACTGGCTGCCTCACCCTTATTGCAGGGAGAGGTATTTTATGAGTGCAGTTACTGAGTGGCTTGGTGTATTGTTCGCAATGGTCGGGGCCAGCACCCCATTTGTTCTTTATAAATTGAATGGGCAAGAGAAATTACCCCTTATTGAAGCAAAAGCTCAAAGAGGAATTATTTCAGAACCAAAAGATGCCGTTAGAATTTCTTTATATTTCAACAACAGAATACCTGAAACTCTGAACATAACAGACATATATGTGAAGTCGCCTCGGGGCGTGGAAATTATGCCTATTACCTACAGCATAGGGGCAGATGGGCGGGAGCGCGGCATTATTACAATGGAACGCTGCGACAAATATTCTTTCCCGCATGAAATCGCGCGGCCATATACTGAAGCCACGCTAGTGCCTGGCCTATCCAGAATTAAATTCTACGTGGACCCTTTGCCTGCAGAACTGCGCTCCCTAACAATATCCCTGCGCATTTCGTCGAGTGCACGCACGCTCAAAAGAAGACGCTTGGCTATACCGATCAATATAACGGACGATAAAGCATATGATACGCCCTGAATAACGCCGAGAATTCCGAACATTTCTGGTGACATGGTAATTTTCCTTCAATGGAAATTTTCATCCATTCATCTGAGTACCGTAGTAACAGCGCCCACGCCGTACAAGAAAAAGTTTCCCACCCCGCAAGGTACAGCTATCTTCCATCGGATTTTGATGGGAGGTTATTTTGAAACGAGTTCTATTGTTGGTGACGCTGGCATCAATGGCAAACATAACCGCGGCGTTTGCCCAAAGTGGCCATTGGGGGAATAAGCCGGGACTTCTGCCCGGCTCTCAGGACGCATATTATAAAGATGGGTCAACTGAGATTTCCGTGTCCTCTGAGGCGGCAAACCCGCATTCGGGCCGCGCGCTTATCAGCTTCACAGAGTGGGGGACGGTCGCTTCATGCCAGCCCGGGAATGATGGAGTTTTGATAAGCGACCAAGGGAAGAGCGCCCCGTTGGAGTCAATGGGGTGCGCACCTCAAGGCCCGCAGGGAGCAACATTCATGGCGCAGCTAAGCCGAGATAATTTGAAAGTTCTACAGGGCGCTTCAAAATTATACTTCCAACAGGGAAAGTCCAGGTTGCCCATTGGAACTGACGGCTTAAAGTCGGCTCTTGAATCCATGCATTGAGGGCATGCGCGTTTGCGCATCCCCTACCCCTAAGTCAACCCCATATTAGTCTGCCACGCCTGCATACGAGGATCATTGAAGGCCGCCTTAACGGCCTTCGTGATCTGCTTGGGGTCGCCGCCGGGAACATGAAGTGTCATGTGGTTGGTGACGTTGTTTGTGGTGCCCCCACCTGCCGGAGTGGACAGCGCAGCCCCCACAACGCTTTTTTGCGAAGACAGATACTCGGCCAAAGCCCCCCTCTTCTCTACCTCGCCATCCTGATCTTTTGGCCGCTCGAAATATCGGGAGACAATGGCTCCTGCCATACCTGCGTCAGTGGCTTTTCTGAGATAATCTCCAGCCTGCTTCTCGGTGTGTGACAGTTCCCAGTTTGCAAAATCCATCTGCTCTTTGGTCGCTGCGTCCCGATCCTTAACGGACTGCATGGTGTGCCCGTAGCGCGCGGCGTATTGCGCCTGACGGTCTCCATGCCACTGGAAAAGCCCGTATGCGCCGCCATTGTCCCCAACAGAAAACGGATCAAGATTGCTCTCAGACATGGCGTTGGAGAGGAGGCCCATTGCCTGCTCCCTGCTCCACCCCATACCCACGGACATATTGGCAATCTTGATCATGTCAGCAGGGTCTGCCGTGCTGATAGCCTTGCGTGCATTCTGCTCCGCGTAAGAGCGGCCCATCCCTACTTTCGACGCAAGATTGTCCAGGAATGACGCGCCCGGCACATTGCTATCCATCCAGCCGCCGATGTTGTCATTCGGGTCTGCGGCCTCAAGCCCTTTGTGGGCAACATACCCCACGCCCGCCGCTGCAATCAGCTTAGAAATGCCACCCAACCCCGCACCGCTGGCTGCGGCCAAGAGCTGCACATTACGCAGGACCGCAAGGAATTTTGAGCCTACCCACAGGGCAAATAGTAACTCAACAGCTTTTGCCCATCCCCCGACAAACTGGGCTGCGCCATCTGCGCTCTGACCAAAAGACTTTATTTCCTGACCGACTTTATTCCAGTCAATCGCCTTGATGTAATCCCACCAAGCCTTAATCTCTAGACCGATCTTCTCCCAAGTTACGCTCTTGATAGACGCCGTTAGCTGATCTGCGCCCATCTTAATGTCCGCCAGCCATGCGTCAGAGTTTGAGCGCACGAAGCCACTAAAAAGATCCATAACTTCGCGCACCTCGGGGCTGAGGTCAGTCATGATGGAGCGACCAAACGCCTCAGACTGCGCCGTCAGTTTGGTCCAAGATTCGAGGAGTTTAGCAGACTCTGTAGTATCACGCTCCGTCGGCGCATACTTCTGCAAAGACGCATACAGCTTCTGGATATGCTCCGGCCCTTGCTCCAGCAGGTTGATGAACCCCTGAGAGAACCCGGCCTGCGAACCGAGGGCCGAGAACAACTGCGGGCCAAGGCGCTGCGCTGCGCTGCGCGAGCAAGGTCGGGCATCAGGCCGTTCATGTCGCGCAACTGGCCGTTCGCGCCTTCCAGCCGCACGCCCATCTGGCCGAACACCATGCCCAGATTGCGCCGCCCGTCGATTGTCTGGAACTGAGACACCAGAGAGCCGAGGGAGCCGGACACATCCTCAGCAGAGCCACCAACAGCCTGCGCCGCCTTCTGCCACGCTGTCAGGCTGTTGACTGACACACCAAGGTTACGAGCCATGTTCCCTGCGGCTACGTTGGCGCTGGTCGTGTCACTGATGAAGGCCTTGAGCGTCTTGCCAGCGGTCAGAACTGCAAAGAAGGCCAAAGCTTTGCGCTCCAGAGAATGGAACGCATCACCCGCCGTATTGGCGGCTGTGGCAACGCCATCGCCCATCTTCGCAGCGCTGGTCTGGACGCGCTTAAACGCCCCCTCAGCCTGCTTCTGCCCCTTCACGACGGCCTTGGCGTCCAGCCCCAGAGAGACGACGAGGGCATCAATTATGGTGGGCATGCGTACGGCTTTCGGGGGGGGTGATTTGGAAAGACTCTGAACTGTCTGCCACAAACATTCAGCACCATTGTTCGAATTTGGATGAGGATGATATGTATTTCTATTCGCCTATAAACCCAAAGTCTGCATATTTTAATAAGGGAGATGAAGTTATTCTTTTGGGAAATCAGAGTGATAACTGGCAGTTTTCTGATTTTTACAGGGCCGCAATTGAAAGAACTGATGGCAATGGAAATATTACCGTCATTAATATCGAAAAATTAAGCCTATTGGTTGGAGAAATCCAAAAAGATGTTAATTTTAAATCAGGCATTCAAGTCTCAATCCATACTAATTCAACTACTCTCCCTGCCAACTACATTTGGGAGATATCTCCAGTACGGAAATAATCCTCCCATGCTCTCTATATGAGTTACCTATTAAACCTTTTCACAACAGCAATCTCCAGCAGGTCTTCAAAGCCCTCGCTATCATAAACCGTCTGGAGATCGTGGAGGCTGGCGACGCCCTCGCTGATTACGAGGGCGATACGCTCACTGATGTTTCTGCATCGGGCGACGGGGCGCTGTTTCCCATTTGCAGCAGCAGGGACAGCAGGGAGAACAACTGGCCGACGCCCTTGAAAAAATCCACGTGCAGAGCGAAGGCTTCCTTCTGGAGCCAGCCCACTGTGGGAATTTCCTCAATCTGGTCGGTTCTGGCGGCCAGTTTGAACGGGATGGTGACGGACGGATTGGCCGGGTCCGGAACATAGGCCACGCACTCAAGAAGCTGGTCGATCAGCTCATCCATGCGGGCCGGCTCCATAGCGCCGAAGATGCCGACGCCAGCCGCCGCGACTTCCGCAAGGCCTCCGCCTTCCGTCACTCCGGGAATGGCGCCACCCCCGCCGATGGCCGCCTGCACCGCATGCCGCCCCCATTTGTCCGCCTCATAGGCAGACATGCGGGTGATGATGAACACCTTGCCCTTGTCCGCGCCCTCATGGGGGCACGTGACGGTTTTCTGTTTCAGCGCCATCAGATTGCAGCCGGGACAACCCGCTCCCAACGCACCTCAAAGGCCCTGGCCTCCAGAACACGGGCGGCGGACGGGATCTGCACGGCAGAGCGCAGGTATCCCCGCGTCAGGGTGTATTTCTTGCCGATCGCAGGAAGCTGGATCACCGCGCCAAGCCGGTAGATTGTACGGGCCTGATCCTGCGCCGTGATGATGCTGTCAAACACCGAGGCCTCGTCGCTGCTGGCCTGCAGGCTGATGGTCTGGCTCACCGCATTGGCAACCCAGCCTACGTTCAGATACCCGTCAACCGACATGGACTCTTCGGCCAGTTCCCGCGCCTCGGTTTCAAAAGCACGGTCGGCGGCAAAGTTTTTCAGAGTGAAGGGTGCGTTAAACAGGCCCGGCACCGTGATCGTATAGATCGCGTTGGCCGAGGTAATCAGAAGATCAGACATGGTTACTGCACCTCAACGCTGCTCATATTGATGGACTGCACGCTCTGGCCGTCGGAGTACCAGAACTGCGCGGGCGGCGTGGTGCGCTTGACCCGGTAGGAGGCCGGAGCAGTGGACACATTGGGTTTGAGATACCAGCCCTGAGACTGCACAGTATCTGCCGCCGTGGTGTTGCCAGCGGCGTTATTAATCTGCTGTTTCTGGGAGGCTGTCAGCGTTACGCCAGACTGCACCGCACCAAAGCTGACAGCGGTGTTGATGGTGTCCTGCAAGGCCGCCTCAACCAGCGTGTCGCCCTCAGTGTTGTACGGGATTTGCCCGTTGTTCAGCAGCAGGTTGACCAGATCAGTCGTGAAATTCGCGTTCATCCAGATCTGGTTGACGTAGCTGTCAGCCCACAGGAACGCGCCAGAGACCGCCCCGTTATCAAAAAACTGGAAGGTATCGCCCTTATTGGCATACGCACCGTAGAAGCTATAGCCGTTGGCCAGCAGCGTTGCTGCGGTCGTGCCATCCGTCACGCTCGGAATGACGTTGGCGCTCTGGATCATGTCCAGATTGCGCCTGCCGCCTGCTGTGCCGAACGGGAGAGAGGCCATCCATCCGAGTGCCAGAGCCGCAGCGTTCGGGTCTTTATAGACCGCCGTGATGCCGCTGAGTGTCGTTCCCTTGAGCCATACACCAAACGCGGTGGTGCTGCTGGCTGTGGTCGCCTCGGTATCCGTGTCCCACAGAACGCCGAAGATGGTGTTGTTCTGCGCCGACACCCATGTTGCGAATGCCTGCTTGTCTGCCAGAACAGGTTCAAACGCACACGTCACGCCATTCCACGAGGCGTTGGCCGCCAGCAGCTTGGCGAGTTCGGTTGCCATATCCCCGCCGGTTTCCGGGTACCCACCGATCAGGAGCCGCGCCGGGGTCTGGGTCGCGTTGGTGTAGCCGCTGAAATAGACCGCCGCCATGGCTGCTTCCGTTGAGGATGCGCCAAAGGCCGTGGCGACTGAGGCCGCGTCGTCATATTCCGTCACGGTGCCTTCTGCCACGACGCTGACGGTCTGGGTCAGGATCAGGCCCGTGAGGTTATTCAGGCCACCACCGGCAGACAGAACGCCCGGCGTGACCTTGACTTTTGTTGAAATGGGGATGCCAGCCACGGGCTACTCCTTTGGGGGATAGGTTGTATCGACCTCAAGCGTGTCGATGGTGAGTTTGTCGGCGAACTGCTGCGGAATGCGGGTGGTGATGTTGGCCTGCAAAATCAGGTCCACACTCCAGCAATCCTCGTAGTTTTTCTCGGCATTAATGAAGCCAAGCTGCCGGATATCGGATGTGTGCAGCGGGGCAATGGGCAGACCGGACGCGGCCAGAGCATCCACTGCACTCAAATCGCGCCAGAGCATCAGAACGGATTGGATCAGGTTGCCAGAACCCTTCCCGAACGCGGATATCTGCATGGAGATGCGCGTCTGCTCGACCACCACGCGCTCCGTATCCGTGTAGGACCAGCCGTTGGTGGCGATGCGCTCCCGGCCAATGATGGTCATGAGCATAAACGGGCCAATGGGCGCGGGCACATCGTTGAGCTGCCCCTGCCGGATCGTTATGGAAAACGGCAGGATAGATGTGATCCACGCCTTAACCGCCGTGTAAATATCCTTCTCGGACGGCGTTACGAGCAGCCCAGGGGCGGTGATGTTTGGCGGGTCACTAACACTTTGCACCATTCAGCATCTCCCCATTCCTCAAGGGATTGGGTCACCTTCCAGTAGGAATTGTAAAACTTGATGAGGTCGCCGCCATATTGCAGGGGTCGGTTCAGCGCCTTGATGCCTCCCCGGATATAGACCGCCCGCATGTCAGCCTGCTGGTTGAGGTTTTCGACCTGTTGCAAGTCCTGCCCGGTCAAGGCCTGCACCTCAATCCAGATGCGCGCCACGATGTATTTGGGCTCGACCTCACCAGACGGCGTGTCCTGCACCCCATCGCTGGCGAACAGATCAGCAGGAATGCACGGGTTGACCGCGCCGGTCATGCGACCCGCTATGCCGAAGAGGTTAAGACTCACTCGGGCCGTCCTTTACTTCATGCGTGACGGACTGGAACATACGTCCTGTGTCAATGAGGGGCCGGTTAAAGCCTTTTTTCCTGATGGTGGACGGTTTATTCTCTGGGCCGATGCGCTTTATTTCGTCGCGCATTTGATCCGACATCACGCGGCCCATGACGTTCAGAGACTTCTTAACCGAAAATTTTGTCTCCACCAGAGCATCGCCCAGCGCTTTCCCCCAATCTGCCTGATTGTTGACAACGGTATTTCTCATAAATGGCCGTGCCGGAATGGTGATCACATGCGACGGAACCGTGTGGGTGGTGGCAAAGTTTGACTTGTTGCGCCTGACGAATTTCCCGTTCTTGTTGAATGACCCGTCCTTCGCGACAGAGCGGTAAATTTCGGTCTCATGCTCGGGCACCTCGACGGTGCCACCGAATTCCTGCACGGACGCGATGTAGGCAACTGGCTTGCCGTCTGGATACGTCGCATCCTCAAAGAAGCCCACATCCACATGCCCGCCCTTCTCCACCTTCTTGGCGAGGTTGGTCAGAGCACGCTGGAGCTTGTCGCCCCCCTTGATCTTTACGGCCATGTCTGCCTCTGGATTCTGCGTGTGTGGACGTATCGCGCCGTGCGTAGCCATAGCGTGGCCTGCCAGAACGCAGCCCCATACTGGGTTTGCATAAACCACGCGGCTGCCCCCGGCTGGCTGCCCATGTCCGTGCTGACTGAAACGGAACCCCGGCTTGCGCTGGCTACCCGGCCGACCATCCCCGCCCCGTTTCCGCCGCTGGATGCTGGCAGATTCAGATAGGCGATGTGGGCGACCAGCATGTAGAGATAAAGCGTGCGCTGCGCCACGTTACGCACAGGGCTGCATTCCGTATTGTCGAGGTAGAGTTCTGCCTCGGCAAAATACAGTCCAGCCAAAGGCGCAGCCACCTGCTCAGCAAGGTCGGGGTAGCGGGCCGACCATGTTGCATAATCGAAGACCGCTACCGCCATTTTACTTACTGCCTGCTTTTGTCACGCCCGGTGCTGGAGCATCGGGGTCAAGAGGTTCTGCCCCGGTTTTGATCCCCGCCTGCTCATTGGCCTGTGCCGTGGCCTTGGCCACCGTGCTCTGGGCGAATACGAGACCCTTTTTCACGAGGTCACTATCCTTGTGCTTCGCGTGCCAAGCGTCCCACAGATCAGACGGCACGGAGCTGAGTCCATATCCCCCGATCACGTTGGAAGAGTTCGCGCCGGAGAGAATTGCTTTACTCTCCCCAACGCGCAGAACGACGCCGTTTGGCAGTTTGCAGCCGACGGTTACGGGGTTTGATGCGGTACCGCTCATGGCTTAAATCCCCGTCATTGTTGCAACGCCAAACGGCAGGTAGATGATCGCGCCCCACGTGCCCTGAGAGAGTTTCTGTTCCCAGCCAGACGGCGCAGTGACGACGGAGTGGGTGCGCAGCTTTTCGGTGAAGGCGGCTTCAGCGACCTGCTGCCCCTCGATCTCCTTGGCGACAGCAATCATGGTCTGAACCGTCATGCCAGCGGCATCACCAAACTCTACAGCCTGGACAATGCTGATGTTGGCATACTGCTTTTTAAGCAAGTCGAAGGCTGACAGGCCGTACTTGTTCGACAGGGTCATGACACCCGCGCGGGTGGGCGACATGCCGAGAGTAATCTCGGAATCCGTATCGACATAACCAGCGGACTGCGCACGAAGCTGGGTGATGACGGCAATGCAATCAGCCAAGATTTCTTCCGGCTCTGCCTTATCCCATGACGTACCACCGGCGGTTTTCACGCTGGCGACTTCTGCGGCAGGCAGGCGCGGGTCGTTCAGGTAGCCGTAATTCCGCAGCCCCTTCACGCCGTAAAAATAGGTCTGGTTCTGGAACTTGTTCAGCTTCAGCGCGGCAGACTGGCGCAGCTTGGCAACCCACTGGATGCGGGCCGCCCCTGCCATTTCCACTTCCCGCTCACCCCAACGGGCAAAGACCTGATAGTGGTAGGACTGGCGGTCCGGGAAATTGGCGTTGAGGTCAACAATGCCGTTGTTGTTCCAGTCACCATAGCTGACCGTCCGCCCCGTGCTTTCGATCATCGGGAAAATGGCCGTCGGCGTGATCCAGTCGCCCTTTTTTACTTCCCCCGCAATCTCCGCGCCGCGCATCGGAGAGAACACCACGTCGATCAGCTTGGGATCAACATAGGTCGCCATGAACGCCGGGATACCAGCGTTGGCCGTGGTGGAGAGAGTGGGCGCGGCGTCCATCGCCATGGCGTCAGACGCGAGAATGTCATTGGAGGGCAGAATGTGCGCGCCCTCGGGCATGACAAAGCCCCGCTGCTTCAGAAGCTCAAATTCGGTGTCATAAGCCATTAGCCACGGCTCCATGTGCTGATTGTGATCGTTTCGCCCGCGCTACCGCCGAGCGTGACGTAGAAGTTTGTTTCGACAGCGCCCGTGACGGTTGCTCCTGCGGCGCCGGTGGACAGTGTGCCGTCCGTGGTGGAGGCAAAGACTTTCTGCCCTGCTGTCGCTGCGGTCGTGGCCGCGGCAAAGTAATCACCGGCGGTCTTGAGATCGACCATGTAGCCCTGCGGCATGACCATGGTGGCCTCGTCGTAAATGTCGGAGATCCATGCACTGCGGTCGTTGAACACCAAGCCGGTGGGTGCGCCTGCTGCGGTTGTGCTGCTGGTGCCGGTCACGTTCAACGTCAGACCTGACCCGCTCCCGTTTGTGGTTGTCGCAACGCCGGTTGCTGTTGGATCTGTGCTCTGTGCAGTGGCGCTCTGGAGCGTCACGGCGGTCACAACGCCACCGGTTCCGATTGTGGACACCGTGGCCTTGCCGCCAGCAAATGCCGCCGTATCGCCAACAGCGTAGCCTGTGCCGCCCGCGCCAACAGCCAGCGCCGTGACCGTGTAGGAGGTCGTAGAGGCAGGCGGTGCATTCAGCACCGTCCCGTCACCCTGATCCCAGCCGAAGGCGGCAATGGTGCAACCACCGGTGCCCGCCACATACGCACCTTCCGGCGGAACGGCGCTTGCATCCGGGTTGTTGGACGCGAATGTGCCAGGCACGCCGTAGGCGAGTTCCTGATTAACCTGATTCTGAAAAGGCATCTGATTACCCTGCAATCTTCACGGCCTTGAGGCCGGGGTGGTTGTCGAGGAAGGACGTGCCTGCCTTGCTGTCAGCCGCTAGAACCGGGCGCTTTTCGCGCTGGGCGTTGGCTGCATGCTGGCGGAACATTGCACCGTATGCGCTGGCCGGGATGCCGGAGAGGTCATAACCAAGCTGACGCAAGGCGAACCGATGCACGCCTTCCGCGCTGTCCATGGTCACAGCCCCCACGAAAGGCTCGACTTCGGCCTGCGCGGCGACAAGAGCGCGCATCGCGGCCATAGTTTCGGCCTTAGCCTCGGTTTTGGCCTTGCTGATCGCGGCGTCCATCGCAGCTTTCGCCCCGGCAGATTCGCGCTCACGGTCGAGACGTTCTTTTTCGGCCCGCTCGGCATCGGCCTTGCGCGTTGCTTCTGCTTCACGCTGCCGGTCAGCCTCGGTCTGCTCTTCATCCTCAGCAACCGACGCAAGAGCGGAAATCATCTTGTCAATTTCATCGTCGGAAAAGCCAGCCTCGCGCAGTTTGGCGCGCCGCTCCTCCTCGCCATCATCTTCTGCTACGTTTTCCGCACCTTCGGTTGAGGTGTTTTCAAACAGAGCCAGAACCTGATCCATAATTTCATCAGGAACGCGACCACCGAGCAGATTACGTAGCGTTTCGCATGCGTCATCCTTCGCGGTTTTGTCATCCATGTCTTCGTCCATAGCCTTCTTGCAGGCTTCCATATCAGCATCTTGCGCAAGAAACGGGCGCAGCTTTGCAAGAAGGGCACCCTGCTTGTTCTTAGGAATTTTCTTCATGTTTGGATTTTCCAATTGTGCGTCTGCAACCAGAACGTCTGGACCAGCGCGGCCACTGGGAACGACAGCGACGTGCGAACCCACAATGTCGCGCATCACGCCGTCGTATTTCTCCCCCTCATATTCACCGGGGGTCATGTCGGCCCTGTACCGGTAGGCGCTTGAAAGCTCCCGCTGCTCTCCGGTCTTGATCCGGTCGATGGCGTCACCGTCCCAGATCACAAGGCTGTTCATCAGGTAGGGCGCGTCAAACGTCGCCTCATTGCCGGTCGTGCCAACTACCAGATCACGGCGCGGGTTGGCCGCTGTGACGTGGTAATGCTCTTCCAGCACCGGCAGGCCGTTGAAGCTTGACGCGGCCTTTTTCAACTCGTCAGGGTCACGGAGCATCTGGTAGATGCGCTCCGGGTCCAGCCCAAGTTCACGGTTGCTCGGAATTTCCCTACCCATGTAGGGGCAGATATTGGCCTTACTGATGGGCGTTGCGGCCACACGCAGGCGTCCTTCAGCGTCCGTCGTGCGCACGCTGCCCATACGATCATACGCGAGTATGTCGGTCATTCGTCGTTGAACCCTTTGAGGATTATCCTGCTCGCACACCGGCAGTTCGGCTTTTGCCCGGGCCATATGCGCTCGTCGTCAATCAGCGCGCCCTCACGCACGTCAAAGCGCAGCCGCTTACGACCCGCCTCAACATGACTGTGCCGCGGGTTTCTCCCGCCCGCAGAATGCACCCACTCGGCCTCGAACAGGCCGGTGTCTATCTGGCGCTGCCGGTTGATGGCGCTGGTGACTTTGGCGTTCTGGTCGCGCGCAATGTTGGCCGCACGCCTGCGGGTGATGCCAAGACGCTGCTCCAATCCCTTGGTTAGCTCGCCCAAGTCTCCGCCATGCGCTACGGCGCGCAGAACCATCTGGTTGACATCACTTAGGTGCTGCTCTCCAACATTTTTGATCAGGAGGACGTTTTCTTCAACGCAAGCCTTTATCGCGCCACTTACATCCTTATTCGGATTGAAATTGACCGTGAATCCAGCTTTCTTTTTCAGTTCTGATTTGAATGTCCTGTCCACATTCCCCTGCGCCTGCTGCACAAACGCCGGAGCCAGATGCTGAGAGAGCGAATTGAACTTGAGCCGCCACTTTGCCGTCAGTTGCGTCATCAGTTTTTGCAGATCGGTAGCTGGGTTTGCATCCTGCGTGATCTGGCTCTCTACGCGCCGGTAACGCGCGCGAAGCCAGTAGCGAAGACTGGCTTCCATTTCGTCTATGAGCTTGTTCAGTTCACGCTCATAAAACGCCCCCACCCCGGCGCTTGGCCTTATGGGCTTTAAGGATTTGGGTTTGGAGGCCATTACACGCCGTCATTGTCTGTGTGCGCAGCCGGGTTCCCGAACAGGCTTACGCCGCCATTTTCGGGGTCGCGTCCTTCCTGCTCGGCCAGCGGCTCATACCCGCCACCCTCCAGATTAGCCCCGTCGAAGAGTCCGTCTTCATCCGAGCGCAGAGCCGTCCGCACCTCGTCATTGCTGGCCGCGCCGATCTCCACATAGACCGCCCGCGTATCCGCGTTGGTCTTGGCAATGGCCGCTTTGGCAGCCTCATCCAACTGCCAGAGCGGGACAAAATTGAAGCTGATATCTGGATCTATCTCACCCCAGATATTCAGCATGCAGGCGTGCATGACTTTGGTCAGGTTGGCGCGGAAGAATGATTCCTGATAAGCCGCAACCCTGTCATACCAGACCCGGATTTCCCCCTCAGATGAGGCATTGAGACCGGACGGAGAGATGCCGGAGAACTTTACGAGCGGCTCCTGCGCTGCAACGCAGACCTGCTCCAACGCTTGGTTTTGCAGTTTATCCAACCCAGCCAGATTGGCGGAGAGGATCTGCAACTCTTCCTTGTCTTTGTCAGTCAGAAAAACCCCGCGATTGTCGCGGAATTTCATAAAGTTTTCGATGCGGTTGATCAGGCCGCCGATACCAGCCTGCTGATAAACCGCCTGCATCTCGGTTTTAAGATTGACGATGGAGCAGCCGTTAATCAGGTCTGATACAGACTGCCGGGTGCGGACCCAGTTATCAACATACGGCTTGGCAAGTTGCGTTAGCGCGATGCCGCCAAAATTGTATGTCGGGGCCAGAATGGGCGGCACTTCGCGCGACACAAAGCGCAGCAGGCGGTCTTTATGGACAGTAGCGCCCTGCACCCACCACTTTCGGGGCACGTAAAAGTCTGGCCGCAGCGGGTTGCTTGAGTTGTATTCGTTCGGGCTGGTCCAGATAGGCTCAATAGCCACAAGCGCCTTGAGCGATCCTTTCTGGAAAGTTTCTGGCGTCAGCAGCAGGGGATTGGCGAGCTTCTTATCAAGCTGGCCCAACCCAGTATCAAAGAAGAGTTGGCCGATCCCATAAAAGCCGTCGAATTCCGCCATCGTCTTGAAGTGGTCACGCACAGACAGGCGGACGAATTCAGCCTCAAGCTCGCTAATGCGGTCAGCCTTGGAAGATCCGCTTTTACCCCGGAACTCAATCCATTCCCGTGTAGCCTCATCCGCCAAGGTGCTTACAATGTGACGGTATTCGACGCGCTGCGCCATTTCAGCGAGGCGCGCATACCCTAGGAACGTGGTCCCGTCAGCAACAGCGTTATTGAGATACTGCGCAATGTCCGCCGGGTATGCACTGTCCATCGCCACAACAGCATCTTTTGGCACGACGCCAGGCAATGGTTTTACGGGGGAGAATACAGTCGTTGCACCAGACCGCACACGAGCCACCTCACGAGAGTCCGTGTCCGTCATCGTCATGACGCTGCGCTCTGGGCGCACCAATGCAGGCTCGATCCTCGCAGGCGGCGCGGGTCGATTGCGACGGAAGAACATTTTGCCTCTAAATTTTATTCAAGTCGTCCCGGCTCAGGATCATGGGATCACTAGCCTCGCACAGAACCGAAAAAGCCCCTGCCGCAGCATCCACCTGATCGTCATGACCCCCTGCAGGAAACTGCCCCAACTCGTCGAGGAACGTCCTATTCCACGGAGCCCGCACAAGAGAGACGTTCCCTGCGTTGGCCTGAGACGAAAACGGCGCGGCTCTTGTCGCTTTGTCGCCGGTTTCGCGTTCTGCACGAACCCGATAGCCAGCCAGCATGCGGATAAAGTATTCCGCCTGCGCTTTCCCTGCCTGCCCCGGGTCCTGCGGCAGAACAATCTCTACATTGGGGCCATCGAGCGCAGCCGTGTTTTTGATGGCGGCCTCCACTTCTTGAGGATCTCCACGAAGCCGCGCTACATCCAGAATGGTAAACCGCCCGTCATTGTAGCGAGCCATCTTGACGCCAACAGTCCAGTCAGGATCACGGGTACCAACCTGACGCGTGGCAGCCAAATCCCACCGCCTGACAATCGTGCCGCCCAGTGGGGCCGCATCCAAGACGGGAAACATCCCGGTTTTGAATAATGTGCCTTCACCGGGCGTCGGCTGCTGTTGATACAGTGCTGACCACTCACGGGGGCCAATTGACTTGCGGATGGCCTCAAGCTCAGAGAGCCCGAACACATCCGGCCATAGAGGCTGCCCGATCTCACGATGAAGCGCATCATCAAAGCTGTCGGCAATAGCCGGGAGCGACAACACATCCCAGCTTTCGCCGGTCCCGTTCTGCATCTCATCAAGCAAGCGCCCAGCCAGATCGTCAGGATGCCAGCGCGTCAGCACCAGCACGATAGCGCCTCCCGGCATCAAGCGGGTACGAAGAACGGACCGGTACCAGTCCCATACAGCATTACGGACAGTGTCGCTCTCGGCCTCCTGGCGTCCCTTAATTGGATCGTCAATCAGCGCGACATGTGCGCCCTTGCCGGTAAGTGATCCAGAGACGCCCGCTGCCGTGTAAACGCCGCCCTTACTCGTGTGCCATTTGTCGCGAGCAGCACTATCGCCCGCCACGCCCACGCCGGGGAACAGGACCGCAAACTCACTGGATGCCACGGTATTTCGGGCATGCCGCCCAAAGTCCTGCGCAAGGTCCGCGCTATAGGACGCCGTGATAACCTGCTTGTCAGGATTGCGACCCAAGAACCACGCCGGGAAGCGCTTGCTGGTAAGCTCAGATTTGCCGTGCCGTGGCGGCATAAACACCATCAGGCGCTTAATCTCGCCGCGTTCTACAGCATCCAGCTTATCGCACAGCAGCCGGTGCTGTGGCCCAACCCGGTAGCCGGGCATCGTGTATTGCGTGAAAGCAAGACAGCCTGATCGGGCTGCTATACGGCGGGAAAGTTCAGTGCGTGCTCTGTTAGTCGCTTTCCCCGAGAAGGCCTTTGAGTTCTTCATCCGTCATGTCTTCAATCTTTTTGACGGTGCGAACCTCAGTCTTATCCACAAACATGCCCAAGTGACGGCCTATCTGCGTAAGAGACCCCACCTTATCCCAGAGTTTTATTTTGTGGACGTATTCAACCTCGCCATCACCCAAGTTCTTCGTGACAACTTCCACGGAAGAAAGTGCCGCTGCTGCATCTGCGTCCAAGGCGCTGAGCGGCCTAAGATTGCCATCCTCAGTGAAAAGGCTTCGGATATCGGAAAAGCCTATCTTGGCGAACTCTTGGAGCACTCGATCTTGTGTGATTTGCGTGCGCTTGGACCGGGCATTTTGCGCTTCAGAAATCGCGTTTTGAATTTCAACATTCTTCAACAATCTCTGGCCGATAGAATGAGCAGTTTTCTCGCTATATCCAGCCCGAATAGCAGCCTGCGTGGCATTGAGATCAACAAGGTATTCCTCGACAAACCGGCGCTGTTTATCGTTCAGTCCGGCCATCCCTCAACCCCCACCCATCCTCAAAAGCCCTCATCTGGGCCTCGCGCTTAACTGCCGCGATAACCCGAGCCATAGTCGTTCCAGACAACCGCCCGACAACAACACCACCAGTCGCTGCCTTGGGCCAGCATCTTATGCGCGCATCAGGCCGCAACCCAGCATCAGCGCACTCAACCATTGAGAGAGGCACATCAGCGCGATGCCATGTTGTCTCAGTCGTCGCAATCACGCGACAGACATACGAAACGCCATGTATCTCACCAAGGCACACCGCATCATGACGCCGGAAGCGAATGACGGAGCCAGTGAGCATCAATTGTCCAGAAAAAGAAAAAGCCGCTCAGTGGCGGCTCACAAACACACGTATTGCAACGATAATGTTTAACCTACCTGAAAAGGTACCGGGGTACAAGCCTCTTTTTCACGCCTGCGTTCCCGATCAACATTACGATAATACTCGGACAACTGCTCCAGCAATAAGGCGCATTGGGCGGCAATCTTCTTACGGGCCAGATCGGTTGAGACGCGCGGGAACATGCATTCGCCAATCTTGCGGAATGACATCTTATCAACCAGCATTGCCCGCAACCGTGTCTCAGAGCAGACGCCGAGCGCTTTCCTCACATCATACAGATCACCGACCGCGTCAGCCCGCGTCATCAACCACGATAGATCATCATGCCTGATCTCGGTATTTGGCACGTGATTTTCGGAAAACTCTTTGTAGCCATTAAACGCGAATTGCCAGACACAAAACCACCGGTCAGCAGCATTGGCTGCGTCTTGGGAAATATCACCCGCAGCCAACATAGCATCAACCACTGTCTGCTCTTTAGCAGGCTTCCCGGGTGATGATTTAAACGCTGACTTAGCCGCCCTCTCCACCGTCGGCCCATTATCCTGAGCACGCCGGATTTCGTGGCGTGGCTTGCTGATAACTTTTTGCATATCACCGACCCTCTGGGATTACATATTCGCCGCGGCAGTTATACCTGCCTTGGGTAAAATCGCTCGGCGCAGGAAATGCCTCTGCTACGCCAGTGATTTGTCTGTTCGCGTTCGAGTGGTGCCTTTGATCGGCAGGACCCTTTGAGTGCGTCCAAAGGATATCTCCTCCCTTAAGGGTGATACGCTTTATTTCCGGACGATCACACTTGGTCATTTGGGTTCCAGAGACAACGCATATGCACTTGCCCTCTGGCTGGGACCAAACACCTCCAACACATCAACCCCAGCAACCCGCGCAGCTTTTCTGGCGAGCGCTTTCCCCCGCTTTGACCGCGCAAAAAATTGGAACATCAGCCTATCCCCGGTTTCCGGGTCGCGATCGTTCGAGACAATGATGTATTTTTTCATACCCGCATCTCCACACGCTTCATCTGCGCCATTAGGTTTTTGATTGCTCTGCTGTCGCTCGGTGTTACTGACCCGAACAGAAAAGCGCCGCTGTCATGCCGCCATTTGACGTGGCCACCATTCGTGATCTGCGCGACCCACCCACGCTTTTTGACGGCAGCTAGGATCTGTTTGACGTGACGACTGGGCATGCTCATTTCCTCGCCTCCTCCACCGCCACCTTCTGCGCCTCAGTCAACGGCACCCCATCCTTGGCCTGAGTAGCCGCACACGCCACCGCCCAATTCCGGGCTGGCGCATAGATGCTGGCGTTGTTGGGGTGGCGGCAGTCGGTAGGTTCGGTCAAATCGTCCGCCATCTCTCAAGCCCTTTCCAAATCGCATTGACTGCCACTGGGTGCCCGGAGCGCAATGGCTCTCGTCGCCTTGATAGCAAATCGATTTCGGCACTCTCTTCGTCGGGAGTTTCTGTAACAGCAGAAGCCTCTTTCTTGGCATCCCGAACACGCAGCAAAACCTGCCGCACACCCTCCATGCATTTGCCTGTGTGCAACCCAATCTTGCGCAGCGACAGGCCTGCCTCACGCAACGCAAGTATCCGCTGCACATCATCCGCGCTTGTGCGGTATGTTGCGGCCTTGCGAGACAAGATTTCACGATTGGAGGTTTGCGCCTGCATCCCAAAATAGAATCACACCCCCCGCAAAAAGTACAGGGAAAAGAACCAACATCCTGCTCATTTATGCGGAGTAATTTTGTGAGCCCCCCCCGCTTTCTGCGGTGCGTAGATGTGGCCAAATGAAACAGCTGCTATCATGGCTAAATGGCGCTATAGTGAGATAGATGATTTGATTCATCCTAAAATTCCGTGGGATATATAAATGAAAAACTGTCTTATTTTCGTCTTTTCAGCTCAGGCAATAGTAATAATTTCCCTCATTGCATTTATAGTTCCATCAACCATAACCTCAGATCTAGGTGACCACGCCACATGGAGCGGGTCTATAATATCATTTTTTACAATGATATTTACTGCGGCCATTGGATTTTACGCCTACACCATTGCGAAAGAGCAAAACAAATCCTCCCAAATCTCATACATGACTGAGATGCTTCGCGCCCTAGCCAATCAATCTAACGAAGCGGTTAAATTGGCGCACTGCAAAATGAAAAGCCCATCTGAGGCAGATGAATACCCAAACATCGAAAAATGTTTATCAGACCTTACTACCGCAATCATAAAAGCATCAGAAATAATAAATAAACTACATCCGAATGACTTCGATTTATACAGAAACATGTTCTACTCAATGATAGACTCATCCGTCTCTACTGAAATTATGGAGAAAAACATACTAACCGATCACAAGTCCGCGATGATGGGGGAAATATCAAACTCATATGACCGCGCAAAACGCATGGTTGAGCCATTCAAAAAATAGCCCCAAATCCTCCTCCTCCGTCAACCCCGGCTCGCTCTCGTGTAGCGGGACCGGGTGCGGCGTGACTGGCGGCCTGTGGGGCTCTGGCTCGGGCCATTCGTGCCAGTCTAGGGTGTCGCCTCTGCTGTTCTCACACATACCCCTAAAATCCCCTACGTTGCCCGCTGAGTGCGGTCTGGTTCCCGTACAACGATTTACCGTGCAAACACTTGCGCAGCACTGTGCGCCCTTCCTGTTGTCTCTTTCCCGTATGTAGCCATAACCTGCGCCTCCAACTGCGCAATGAGCGGCTCTAACCACACGCCCTGCGTTGGGTCCGCCGCCAACTGCCTGCAACACTCAGCCAGACGTTCTGACACGCTCGGTTGTGGCTCTACGGGACGGCGCTGCTCCGGCTCTGCATCCGTGTGCCCCATCGACTTGCGCCATTCAGCCATCTGCCGTGCCACGGCTGCCCGTTCCTCGGCGCTCACACACTCTTCGCGCTTCCCTGCCCGCTCAGCCAATCGCACGATGCGGCGGCATCCCTCGATGTTGCGGCGCAGCTTGTCGGCATAGGGCTGGAGGTGGGCGTAAAGCTCCGCAGGGCTAGGCCAGAACTTGCCTTGCGGGCCTTGGGTGACCCACGCCTTGCGCGTCTCCGGCGTCCAAACGGCTGCTGGCATGTCACCGCAGATTTCGCAAATGGCGCTAATCTTGGCTGCGCTATCGGCTGGATCAGTCGGCGGGTTTACCGTCAGCGGGATCAGTTTTTTCACCCACGCCGCGATGATGATTTCCTGCGCCGGAGCGTTGGCGTTCTGATCTCCCGCGATGGCCCTTGCCTCGGAAACGAGAGCAGGCGTCAAGTCACGGGCTGTCATCGGGACGCCCCGCTGCACCGCTGCGATGAGGGCTGACAGATCGGCGGAAGGCTCAACGGGCGCAACCGGCAACGCCATGGCACCAGGCTGGATTTTGGCAATGGTGGTCATGTCACACCCCCTCGATGTCGGGCACGTTGGCCCACGTTTCGGCTGCAAGCTGCTGGCGGGATTTTGGCTTTGCTCCCGACGCTCGATGCCTCACTGCGGCCTCGCACCATGCTTGCGGTTCCGCTGGCCTAAGGTCCGACGCTTGGCGGATTACGTCGAGCACACACGCCGCGTCGTCTCCGCCGAGCTTGAGCCATCGCCCGATCAAGGCCCTGACGTTCCGCTCCGGGAGCCCGGTCATGTGCCGGATGCGCTGAGTGCCGTCCGTGAAAAGCTGCGTTCGGGCATCGAGAGAATTCTCAGCCTCACCGATTGTCCGCGCTTCGGCCTCAGGCCCCGAACGAAGTGAGGGATCTTCTGAACGTAGTGAAGAATGTGATGGTGAAGGTGACACGGACGCGCATGACGCGCACGTATCACCCTCTTTGTTAGCGTTTTGTATGTTCAAATCGCCTACTTTTGTATCTACATTTGTAGAACTTTTGTTGTCGTTTTGAATGTCTTTTGCATTGGACCGATCACGTCTTTGTTGGACCGCGTCGCGCCGTTTGTTGCTGACAGACTGGGCGTGCGCCAACTCCTTATCAGCTCGCTTCTGATGCAGCAGTCCGTCATCCTCAGTGGAGAAAAATCGCTTGAGCGTCGGCCATATTGCCTTGTCCCATGTCTTGCGGTCAGCGCGCGCGATAGCTGCCAGTTCGTCCATATCAGCAGGCAGAGGCCCTTGCCGCCAATACTCCATCATGAGAAGGAAATACGCCCCATGCTGGAGTGTCGTCAGGCGCATGGTGTCGGCCAGATAATCACCGATATAAACGGGCATCCATGTTTTGATTTTGCTCATAGTGGACGGCTCCTGACATGCGCCCAATCCAGCCACTCAAAGACAAATTTGTGACGTTTAGGCATCTGCATATCGATGCCTACGGCTTGTAACGCTTCGATCTGGCGGCGCGGAATAATGCCGTATGCGGGGCTTTGCCGGGTCATAATCATATGCCGGAACTCTTCAACAATTTTGTCGCGCTTCGCCGAATTGCACTCCCAGCAAGCCAGAAGAAGGTTGGGAGGCAAGTCACTTCCGCCTTTGCTTTGCGGGAGCATATGGTCAATTGAGCAGTTATTTGCAGAATGAAGGGACAGCCTCTTTCCGCAGTATCCGCATACGCCGCGCTGCCTTAAGAAGATCCATTCACGGAATTTTTCCTTAAATGAAAATCCATAGCATTTTCTTGAAACGACTTCCGACATTGAGAAATCCGGAACGCTGCTTTGAAAAAGCTCCAAATCCACATCATAATTCAGGGTGTCGAGCCAGTAGCTATCAAGCCCAGAAACATCGGCCTTTCCGCTTTCCAGCAGAAGATATGAACGCTTCCATAGAGAACGCCTGTTTTCATCGTCCATTGGAAATGCTAGATTTTCATCAGCCATGCATTGAGTTCCTTTCAAGCACTGGTCAGAAGGCCGCCCGGTTCCCCCGAACCAGCGGCCTTCGCCATATTAGCAGGGTTGCGGAGCGTTGGGTACTCCACAGGGGTGGGAATCTCCTGGAATAATGGAGATGTTTTGCAATCTCCTCCCCATTGCTGCGCCATAGCATCGGCAATGCCCTGATATGTCTGTGAACGCAGTTTCCCTCTATCAGCAGATGGGGGCATCTTGTGAATGCGCGCCTCACGCCCAGGCACGACATTGGTGGCGCGAAGAGGCGGCAGACCTATAAGCCATAGGCATGTGGCTTTGGTTTCGCCGTGCCCAAACATCCACGGCTGAATGATCTGGTCTGGCCTGCGCCACAAGGTGGACATGATGCAGACCGGGTTCTCGATTGCGATTTTCGGTATCCCGCACTTTGCCAGCTTAAGAAAAAATGAGGCAGATGCTTGCTGTCGGCCATCCATCCGCTTGGCGGCAAAATGCCGCACCCCTGATACAGACAGATCCGTGCAAGGCGGATGGAAAATGGCCATATCCCATGGGTAGTCCAGAACATCCCGCACATCGCCCTGGTAATGCGGGCCAGGGCGCTCTGTAGGCAGCAGGTCGCACGACATGGCATCATGCCCGCGCTCGATAAACGCATCACGGACAATGCCGCTGTATTCGCAGCCGATCAGGATTTTCATGCCGGAACCCCAGTATTCTCCAGAGCACGAATACCAAACAGACCCAGCATAACGGCCTCTGCCCTGCCATCATCTTTCACGCGTGAGAAAATCCCCGCATTGGCAGGGAATAATTCACATGCGCGCTGACGTGCGGCCCCTTTGTCTGCGGGGCAGCCCATTCCCCTCTTCCAGTCCTGCGGTCTGATTTTTGTCATGGGGATGCAGAGGGCTGAACAAACGCCCTCAATCACGCCTAGACCGCGCCCAAAGGCAAACGCGCCCACGGCCCCCTCACCTGGCCTTACGGAAACATTCTCCACAAATAGATGGTCTGGCGCATGAGCCCGTAAATGTGCGGCAAGAAGTGCTGGGTTAATCACGCGCCGAGTGGTGCGCCCTACCTTCACATAATCAATCGGCATATCCAGAACCTCAATGATCTGATGCCGCCAGTTGAGGAATGCGATTGCACCGCCAGCGCCCGGGTCGATTGCTGCTATGATCTTCATTGCGTCACATCCCCAGCGCGCGGCGGTAAACGTCAAGCAGCGTTTCCTGCTCCTCCAGTTCGCCCGGTTCCTGCTTTCGCATACGGATGATCTGGCGGATGACTTTCACGTCAAAGCCCGCAGATTTGGCCTCTGTGAAGATGTCTTTGATATCGCCAGCCAGCCCTTTTCGCTCTTCTTCGAGGCGCTCCACGCGCTCTATAATCGACCGCAGCCGATCAGCCGCAATTCCACCTACAGCCGCATCATCGCCGCTGGAGAATTCGTTGTGTGTGCTGGGAAATTCGCTCATCGGTTCATTCCTTTCCGTGCTGGCACGCACATGGGCCGCACGATGTATCCAAGGGCGTTGATAAGGCTCTCGGGGATTGTCTCAGACGCGCCTGATAACACTTTCGATATCACTGGCTGCGGTATTCCTATTTTGCGAGAGAGGGCGCGTTGACCGCCTGCCAGATCCACACGATCGGCAAGGCGGCTGCGGATTTCCTCAACCGGAAACGGGGTCATTCTCCACACTCCCGCGCCAAAGCATCAGCCTGCGCCTGCATCCGATCGGCCTTTTCATTCAGCCAGTTAGCCCATTCCCTATAGTGCAGGGCTCGGCGCATTGCTCGGCAAGCGCGTTTTCGAATGACGACAATTCGCCACCGCAAAACGAAGTTCCCCATTTTTCTTCCCATTCATCATTTAGGGCACGGTAGATGGCGGCTTCCTGCTCGGCCTTCTCCTGTAAACGCCCCAGATTGCGGTGATAGGCGGCCAGCATCCGAAGGAAAACTTCGGCTGTGATCGTGATTGGCTCGCCGTAGTAAATGCTCTTCGCCTGACGGTCTGAAATCTTCAGGACAGATGCCAGACGATGAATTATCTCTTTGACGCCGAGGCCTGCCCCGAACGTCTTAACGATGGTTCGGGCCATGGTCTGGGCATCCTGCGTGACTGAATCAGTCATGTGCATTGGACGCTTTTCCAAAATGGCGGAACGATTTTCCAAAATCTTCTTCATCAACTGCTCCATTCTCTGTTTTGCGAGAACGGGAGACTGGAGAAACAATGGAGAAGGAGACTGAATTCGGAACGGTGCAGGTTGGTGGCGAGTATGTCACCAACCCGTTTTCACCGCTCGATACAGCGGACACAGCACCCGGCAATTTACACCTTGCCTCACCGTATCTGGGCATCTCACTGCTCAGGACGGCGCGGCTCTGGTCACGTCTGCACCCATGGGCAACCGTAGGCCAACGCATCGCGCTGGCCCAGGAAGTCGCCAAGGAGTTAGGGGTGGACGTGGGGTGCATTGGGTGAGCGGCCTAAAAAGGTATTTCGTCGTCGAGATCAGAGCCGCTAGCAGGCGCATCCCAACCGCTGCGCTTATCCAAGCCGCTATCGTATCCAGTGTTGCTTTGGCGATGCTGATGGCTGAGGGGCTGAGTGCGAGCACGATTGCCATCGCTGTGGGCGTTCTCACTATCCTGACGGCTATCGAGCAGCACAAGTTCACCACGGAATTTTTGCAGCACAATCTCGGTCGTGTAGCGATCCTGCCCGGACTGATCTGTCCATTTCCGGGTTTGCAGCGCACCTTCCAGATAAACCTTGCGGCCTTTGCGCAGAAAGCGTTCCGCCACATCAGCCAGCCGTTCATTGAAAATCACCACACGGTGCCATTCCGTGCGTTCACGGCGCTCACCAGACTGGCGGTCGTTCCACGTGTCACTTGTTGCCATGGTCAGATTAACTATCTTCTGCCCGCTCTGGCTGGTGCGCACTTCTGGATCTTTGCCCAGATTGCCCACGATGATGCATTTGTTTACGGAGCCACTCATGCGGATACCCGCCGCTGCATAGCTGATTTATGGGAAGACGCCCCATACTTCGCCAACCAAATAGCAGCATCTAGACGGACAATGTCTGCCCATGGCGCAAGGGGTTCTGACTGTATGCGTTTTATCTCTTTATCAATGGTAGCGCCGGGCCATGCTGCCGTAGCGCGAACCCGCACTGGAGTTACCTCACGCTTAATCCAATGGCGAACAGAATGCTTATTACGGCCAAGCAGAAACCCAATGTGGGAATACGGCGCCGCGTATTTTCTTAACGCCCGCGCAAACACAATCTCCTGCGTGGACCAAGGCCCATCGCTCATCTTGTACACGACACGCCCCGTCATTTTCCAATATTGTAGGCAGAAACGCGCAACGCTCTGGCAAACAATTTCAATTTGTGCGTTGGTAATAGTCTTTTTCTTCGTAAGAGCCCCACGCGTCATTCCGCAGTCACGCTCAATAAAGCTGATCAGACCGCGCTTTCTCTTGAGCGCTTCATATCTGGGACATGCTGTCATCACGCGCGCTCCTGGGCTGGGGTGCGTTTGGGGAGCAGTTCGCATAGCGGGAGCTTCAAGGCCTCACTCAGCGTATGGACGTGATGCGCGGGCACTATCCGCCACTGGCTAACTGCCTGCGGTGTTACGCCAACAATCTTAGCGAGAGCGAGCACGCCTCCCGCTTGATTGATTGCCGCCTGCACGCAAGGCGGCCTTTTTGTGTCTCGGTTTCTAGCCATGCCTCAATGTAAGCCATGCTTTCATTGTAAGCAAGTATTTCTTACGTGGGTAAGCGCGAATGCTTAGGGTATTATGAAAGAATGTCTTTCAAAGATAATCTTCAGGCGTCTATGGACGCTGCCGGAATAGGGCCGACCGACCTTGGAAGCGCCTTGGGAATATCGTCTCAGGCGGTCAGCCAGTGGCTCTCAGGCAAAACCCATCCAACAGGGAAGCGCCTGAAGGAAATAGCTGAGGTTCTCGGCACTAGCTGGGAAGCCCTGCACGCTGACGCGCCCAGTGCGGACAAAGCGCTTCCCTTGCGGACCACGCATGCCCCAGCGTCGCATGTCGCGATACCAGAATATGATGTAGTGACATCGGCGGGCCCGGGGGCATTGCCGGAGCTTTGCTCACCCGAAGATGGACTTCGGCCTGCAGAATATTGGAAGATTCCTCGCTCGTATATCTCGGCCTTCTCGGACGTACCCGATAAGCTTGCCATCATCCGTGTGGCTGGCGACAGCATGGAGCCGGAGTATCAGGCTGGGGACCGAGTGCTGATTGATACGTCGCACCGCGCGCCCTCCCCTCCTGGCATATATGTGCTGTGGGATGGATACGGCCTTGTTCTCAAGCGTCTAGAGCTTGTCCCCGGCATGGAAGAGCCCCGCAGAGTGCGGATTATGAGCATCAACCCTGCTTATTCTGCCTACGAACTCACGCTTGATGAGATTGCAATCAATGGCCGCGTAGTCGGCAAGTGGGCTTGGAAGTGAAGATGGGCGGATCTGCAATCAATGACTGAAACCACCTTATGCGCTCTCGATGCCATTATACTCGCCCCAAAGCAGATATCTGGCCGGGTGCATTGGAGCAACGAGGATAGGCCGTCCAGCGCATTTTCATTCTCTGCTGCCCTGCGTCTCAATGACGAGCCTCTGAGCGGCCTTAACTTACATGGATATGCTGCGAGCGATGGTCCAGTCGGCTGGTTGAATCTTATCCTTACGGCAGAAAAAATTCCCCTTGAGAGGTTGAGTTACCTTCCGTGTCGTCCACACACCAATAAATCTCCAGAGTGGGCACCGGCATATCTTCATCGGCAATACTTTGCCGCCCGGGTCAACCGAAGATACGCTTGGGGGGATAACCGCGTGCTTCCCCACGATAAGAAGAGAGAGATCGCTTCGCTCGTTGAAGAGAATTTAGTAGATGCCGCCCATGCTATCCGCTATGCATTGAAAGCTATGAACATACAGGGGGTCGTGCCGGAGCCTGAATTCCAGCCGACGCTTGGGTTATTAATATGAGCAACCACTTAAACGTTGCCGAGCTTTTAAGTCCGGTTTTTTCTGGCATTGAATCGCAGGGGGATGCTGTCCGCATCCAGACACACTGTCTTTACGCAGATGGCCAAGGGGTTGTCGTCACGTTATTTCGTTCCGGGGCAAATTCTTGGGTAGTTACAGACGCAGGGGATGGATGGAGCGTTCTCCGAGACCATTTCATCACCCCATCACCTCGATCAGCGGCTAAACGAGCTGATGCGATAAAATGCAACCTCGGAGTTTCGTATCATGAAGGAGAGTGGAGCGTAGAATGCTGCTCTCACGATCAGATTATTGGATCAATCTTATTGGTGGCAAACGCCTCTCAGGCGTGGGTGGAAAAGATGTTCGCGGCTAATGCAGTTCAAGGTCGGGCAGAAGCCGTCGAAGAAAAACTGCACAACATGCTTAAGGATGCTTTCGGAGAGAAGCGCATCGAGCGTGGTTCGCGAGTTCGCGGTTTGAACAAAACCTACGAAGTCTCAACCATAGTAGCGTTACCCCGGAAGCAGTACGCCGCGTTTGAAGTCGTGACGCCCTTTATGGCGTCCATCTATCCCGCATATACCAAGTTCTCGGATATTTCTCATGCCGACAAGAAGCCCGCCCTTATGGCGATGGCGTTGGAGGGAATAGATACTATCTGGAAGTCAGATGATCTTGCGCTTCTTCAGAGCTCTGGGGCGATCCTCATTGATGTCGATAAAGGGCTCCCCAGAAACATCGCTGCTCTCGCATAGCCCCGCTCCGGCGGGTTTTCTATTCCCTACTCCACTTTCCCCGGCACATCCCCCACACTCCCCAAAATCTCAGGCTCTCCGTAGTCCCCCGCCTCTTCATCGACGGTCATGCGGACAGCCTGAGCCCCGGCTACGCTAAGTAGCCCTTCCCGCACCTTCTCAATCCTGCGTAACGCATCCTCGGTGTCCCGGCACGCAACAGGCGTTCCTGGCTCCAGCGTCGTGCGCTTGCCGGTCTTTTTCCACACATAGGGCTGGAAGATGATTCGTTCGGTGGCGGCCATTTGTCAGATTCTCCGGTCATGTTCTACATTTGTTCCATACCGGTAAGCCGACCTTCCCAGCAATGTAAGTTTTTCTTACTTTTTCGCTTGACGTGTAAGTAAGTATTTCTTACGTTGATCCCATCACCACGGAGATGGGCAATGACCTCAACACTCTCAATTCTCGGAACGACTATCCGGCAGGACGCAGAAGGCCGGTTCTGCCTGAATGACTGCCACCGGGCATCTGGTGGCGCATCCAATGACGCTCCTGCACAATGGCTGCGGACCGATACCGCTAAGAAACTGATAGCGGAATTAGAAACTATGCAGAATTGCACAGTTTCCGAAACTACCGGAAAACAGGTAGTAACCGAGCCGGGCCGCAATGGCGGAACCTATGTCGTCAAAGAACTGGTCTACGCCTACGCGATGTGGATCAGCCCCGCTTTTCACTTGCAGGTTATCCGCGCTTTCGATGCGCTGGTGACAAAGGGCCTAAAGATTGTTGAGCCCCTCACCCGCGAACAGCAAGTAGCTCAAGCCCTCCTTCTGTCACAGGACATTATCCGCGAAAAGGATGAGCAAATCGCCATCCTCGCTCCCAAGGCAGAAGTGGCCGACAAGATCTCCGGCAGTGACGGCCTCTATACACTGAACCTGTCAGCCAAAGCTGCGCAGATGCCACTGAACCAGTTCACACGCATCGCACACGCCAATGGCTTCATCTTCAAGCAGAACGGAAAGTGGAACGCCTACTCTGACAAAGTGAAGGCAGGACACTGCTACGTAAAATTCCACTCATATCGCGACCGTGATGGCGATGAACGATTTAGCCCACAGGTGTTTTTCACGCCGAAGGGAATTGAGCGCATCGCAAGAATTAGTGGTCAGCACTGAGGAACATAGCAATGAACACACAGGTCGAGCAGACGGCTGCTCCCATAACACCACACTGGCGCGACATCCTCGAATACAGCGCAATCTGGGCTCTCTACACGCTGGCAGATGGCGTGGAGATCGTGTGCAGCTTCCTCCAAACTTGGTGGGCTGGCTATGCGCGCGCCGTGTTTGTCACCACGCTCGCTGGACTAGGTCTCGCGCAGTGGGACTGGTTCATGACGCGGTTTTGCCTCACCTGCGCTTGGCTTGTGGAGGCTGTGTGATGGGGGAAGCTAAGTTCACTCCGGGGCCTTGGGCTTGGTTTGGTAGTGCTGGTGGCGCGCCAGACATATATCTCGCCACAAACCATTCAGGCCGACGCTACGTCATGAGCTTCCGGCGTTGGGGCCTTAACGGCGCTCAGCCCTGCTTCCAGCCGGAAGGTCGTGGCATGAAAAAGGCTTCTGATCTCCTGCAATTTGAGGTTGGAGACAGGTCTATTGTCGGTATCGATGCTGCCAAAAAAGACACCAGCGTTTACCGGTATCAAATCCGTGGGATTGCTGCTCCAGATGCCCACCTGATAGCCGCTGCGCCAGAGCTTTATAAGGCGTTGAGTGATCTGGTTTCGTCTCTTGAGTGCTCCGATACAGACCTTTTCATCTTACGGGAAGAAATCAAGGTTGCTCGTGCAGCCCTCGCAAAAGCACGTGGGGAAACCCCCTAACACCCCCGCGTCACCCGGTTTGCGGACCGGGCTTCGTGGCCGTATTGGCCGATCAATATTACCGAGGCAATAATGCAAAAAGAACTTACACTGGATACTGTGGAAACACTTGTACCGTCTATTGTTTTTGCCGAAGGCGGTGTGGAAGATGTTGTCTCAAGGCTTGAGGCATATGTCCGTGCCCTGCCACTGGATGCCACAACAGAAAAAGGGCGCAAGCACATCAAGTCTGTGGCTTATGATGTGGCGCGCTCAAAAACTGCCCTGGATAACATGGGCAAGGAAGTGCAGGAGTCTGCAAAGGCAATTGTCGACCGGGTTAATGCTGATAGGCGTGTAGTAAAAAACCGCCTTGATACTTTGCGTGATGAAGTAAAAGCCCCGGTTGTCGAGTTTGAACAGCGCGAGGCAGCCCGTGTTGAAGGGCATCAAATCGCAATTCGCGATATTGAGGCTCTGGCCCGGTTCGATTTCGCGCCGGATGAAGCGACTGTTTCTGCTCGTCAGTCCGAACTTGAGCGCATCTATGGTCGCGACTTCGAGGAATTCAAAGAGCGCGCAAAGGTGGCGTTTGAGCAGTCCGGAGTAAGCCTGTCTGCGCATGCCGAGGCAGCAAAGGCGCGCCGGGTTCAGCAGGAAGAGGCTGAGCGTAAAGCTGCTCTGGCCGCAGAGGAAGAGCGTGAGCGCCTCGAAGCGGAGCGTATCGCCCGCGAAGAGCGTATCGCTCAGGAGGCCGCAGAGCGCAGCCGCGTGCAGGCTGAGCAAGCCGCGCAGGCAGAATGTGAGCGACTTGAGCGTGAGGCTCAGGCAGCGATTGCGAGAGAGCAGGTAGCCGCTCAGGCAATGAAAGAGGCGCAGGCCCGCGCTGAGCGTGAAAAGGTCGAGGCCGCAAGGCGTGCGGAGGAAGAGAAAGAGCGCGCCGTACAGGCAGAGCGTGAGCGTGTTGCCGCTGAGAAAAGGCAAGAGGAAGCCGAGGCGAAGCGACGGGCTGCTGACAAGGCCCACAAGAGCGCGGTCAATAATGAAGCCCTACTTGCTCTCGTGGAAGCTGGAGCATCTGAGAGCGTCGGAAAGGCGATTGTGACAGCCATTGTGCTCGGAAAAGTCCCGCACGTTTCTATCCATTACTGACACAGCCACACGCATCGGGTCTCAGGTAGGCCCGGTGAAGTGGCCGTGTTGGCCGATTGTTTCCCAACGGGAGAATGAAAATGTCACAGACATTGGAGCGCGAAAGCGTGCGCCGTCTGGCTCCTATTCCACAGATGGAGCCGCCTAAGGTCAGTTCATATGCTGAGCAGCTTGATCAGGAGGCGCGGGCAGATGAAAAGAAGCTTGAAGCATTTGCGGATATGCTGAAGGCAGCACACAAACAGGCAGTCTTTCTATTGAATAACCTTCACTTTGGGAAGGAATTGGATGGCCTCCCCGAAACTGTGCGGGGCTTAGCTATCTGCATTGCCAACACAGAGAAAGACGATATCGGAAAGCTTTGGGAATACCAGTCGTGACCGATCCCATACTCAAGGCAGTTAACCAGATCCACGCCGACAAAATGCGGCCTGCTCTGCTGAAGTATAACGAGTGCATCACGGCCATTCGTGTAGAGGGTGCCAATACTGATGCATGCGCGCTGGAAGAAATTGCCGCACTGGAAGAGGTCGAGCGGCAGGCCAAACATGCGCGGGAACTGCTTCGTGCTGAACTGGCCCTACGCATGCAGGAAGACGGCGTAACCGGGTTTCATAGCGAAAACTGGCAGGCCACGCTGCGCCAGCCCGCTCAGGATGTGCGTGTGACGGATGAAAAGGCTCTGAAGTCCGCACGTCCTGAATTGTGGGAACCGCAGCCTGACAAACTCAACAGAACGGAACTGAAGAAGCTGGCGAAGAAAGAAGAAATCCCCGGCGTAGTTCTCAGCAATGGTGGCGCTCCCGTTCTGGTGGTGAGCGCGAGAAAGGACGTTTGATATGAGTGGTGCACTGACGACAACAGGCGGCTTTGCAATCGATGGGATGCAAGGAGCCATGAACCTGGCCAAGGCCATGGCTTCTGCAAAGATGGTACCGCAGCATTTGCAGGGAAGCCCCGGTGATTGCCTGATGGTTATTGAGCAGGCAATGCGCTGGCAGATGTCACCCTTTGCTGTGGCGCAAGCAACCGCCGTTGTGCGTGGTAAGATGTGTTTCGAAGGCAAGCTGGTCGCAGCGGCTATCCAGACCAGCGGAATCCTTGAGGGGCGCTTACGATACGATTTTGAAGGGGCTGGGGATAAGCGCAAGGTTATTTGTTCAGGCCAAATACGTGGCGAAGCAAAAGAACGCTCAGTAGAAGTAACGCTCGAAAGTGCGAAAACGAACAATGAATGGTGGACAAAAACGCCTGACCAGATGCTGACATATCACTCAGCGCGAGTGTGGGCGCGGCGGCATGCTCCAGAAGTCATGTTGGGTGTGTATTCGCCTGACGAGTTTGATGAACCACGCAACCAGCGGCAAGCAATCGATGTAACGCCGGATGCACATGTAATCCCGGAACCACCTCCCCAGCGCGAACTGACAGAAGAAGAGCGCCACGAGCGATATGTCACGCTCTACACAAACCGCGCCAACGCATGCGCAAACACAGAATGCTGTGATGGCCTGTGGAAGGCGTGGGATGAGAAAATCGACCAGGCGCGTGAGATGGGAAAACCGATCCCAGCGAAAACAGTCGATGCCGTGCGCAACATCATCTCAGAACGGACTGAGGCTTTTCGTGAAGAGGCATATACGAACGCTCCTGTGGATGAGGTGCCCGCATGATACTCTTCTACGATACGGAAACAACCGGTCTTCCTGACCGGTTCGCACCCCTCAATTCGGAAAAGCAGCCACGGTGCGTGCAGATTGCCGCAATCCTAACGGATGAAAGCGGCGCTGAGCAGTCCTGCGTCAATCTGGTTATTCATCCTGATGGCTGGACAATCCCAGATGCTGCCGCCCGTGTTCATGGCATCACAACCGAAAAAGCCAAACTGATTGGAGTTCGTGAGGCAGTTGCTGCTGCCGCTTTCTATGACCTGACCTGCAAGGCAGATCTGGTGGTTGCCCACAATGAGAAATTTGACCGCCAGATCGTACGGATAATGTTTGAACGTCTTGGTCGTGGTTGGGCTTTTGACAAACCAGCCTACGACACTATGGAAGCCGCGGCCCCTATCGTGAACCTGCCTCCAACCCCGCGCATGGTTGCCGCTGGCATCGACAAACCGAAGGCACCAAAGCTGGAGGAATGCATTCAGCACTTCTTTGGAGAGAAGCTTGATGGAGCACATGACGCGCTTGTTGACGTTCGTGCCTGCGCGCGTCTGTTCTTTCATCTGAACCCAGAAGGAACACCAGCATGACCCAGACGAAACTACAAATCCTAGGCCCATACACGCCTGATCATGAGGGGCCGTTTTGCACACGGGATGGGCGGAAGGCACGCGTTATTTGCACTAACAAAAAGATCAACTTATTAGATGATTGTTGCGTAGTTGCTCTAGTCGCAAATGGATCGAAGGAGCTTACTGTAGATTACAGCCAAAGTGGAAGATTTGCCATCAACGATCATCCATACGACCTCATGAACGCCCGAGAAGTCCCTGTGGCGCGGGAGTTTTGGATTTATGACGATCGCATTTTTGCGTCAGAAGCAGCAGCTAAAGCCAACTGCTATTGGACACATAGAATTATCCACGTCCGCGAAGTCCTGCCGGGAGATGGGGAATGACATTTCCAATAGGGGATTTTCTCGATCTTCTCTGCGAAGTTGATGCAGATGAGAATGTTTTTGTTTCCGTAGATCGAAAAATAATCACGCGGTCTTTTTTGGAAGAACTGCGTAATGAAAATGAGAATTTTGGTTCGGTAACAATAGATGAACTTCTGGATTTTTTCGAGGAAATGGACAAATGACCGACAAACCCACAGGCGTATTCGTGCGGCTGCATAATGGGGCACTGAACGAAGAGCAGATTGCCAAGCTCTGCAACCCCAAGCGAACCATGACAGAAAGCCTCCTCGCCATCGGCACCCCTGTCACGGGCGGGGAGTTGGATATTGTATGCTCGATAGACGAAGATATCCTGCGCGACGTACGGGAACTTGATGATGATGACGAAGAATATGTCACGGATATGGTTTTTAAACCAAACCCTGACGGCGTTGATACTGTTCCCCTCGTCCGCCAGTCAGACGCCCTCGCCAAACTTGCCGAGAAGGACGCGGAGATTGCGCGGTTGAGCACAGCACTACAAAGTGAAGATATCGGGTTCACCCAAACGATAAAAGAGAGAGACGATGCGGAAGAAATCATCGCTGAAATGTATCAGGCGGTGATAGGGGGTCCTCCTGAATGGAGTGGCAGCTTTGGGCATCGTGATGCTGTCGAAGACATTGTTGATTATGTCCATGCGCTGCGCATGAGAGCAGTTCAAAAAGCAGGCGATACCCACCTCAACAATATCGCTACACTCATAGAGCGCGCGCAGAAGAATATTTCCATTGCTCACGGCGGACGGAAAATGGCTCGTACTATCGCGCCAATTCTAGGTGAGATCGAACAAGAGGTCGCAATCCTGAAAGGCCCGGAAGCATGAGTGAGAGAGCAGCGCCATGTCCGTTCTGTGGGAGTGAAGATATTTCGGCTCCACATCCCGGAGATATTAATACGTGGGCAGTCTGTTTAACCTGTATGGCCGAAGGGCCTGTAAAAGATACCGGGCAGGAAGCGTTAGACGCATGGAACACCCGCGCAGGAGAGAAGGCGTGATGGATAGCCCTGCAAACGATCCAGAAATGCAGAAACTTATTGCTATGGAAGTTGCCGATATTATGGAAGGCATGACCACCCCCACCAACTGGCCCAACCCCGAGCGGCCCGGTTATCCGATGTTTCCTGAAAAGACCTTGCACCATGTGCTCAAGAAGAAAGATACCGGCGAAATCATAATCCGAAATTGGAAATCTGATGGCCATCATTGGGATATGATTGGCCATTTTGCCCAATGGTGCTCTGAAACATACTTTTATGAAGGCCCCGTCCTTACCCCCGCGCAGATAACCGAGATGCTGACAGCAGAGCGTGAGCGGTGTGCGAAGGCTGCTCGGGAAGTTGATATGAAATACCGCAGAAAATGGCAAACAGCATCAATAGACGCTGATTTTATTCGTGGGCAATCAGAAGGAGCATATGAAGTGGCCGAAGCGATCCGCAACCTAGGAGCCGCGCCATGAGGACGAGAGAGGAGCAGATAGGAGCGTTGGCTTGTTGTTTGCACGGACAAGATATGACAGCAAACAGAGAAACAGCAGAGCGTATGGTGCGTGAGGCAGAACAGCGCGTGCGGGCGCAGATTGGGCGCGATAGTGAGCGGTTGGATTGGTTGGAAAAAACGAGATTTGTCACTCTTGAAGACGCAATAATCGGATGGCGTATCTCTTTTATTGGGGAAAGGTTTTTCTCCATGAAAGGTACAGTCAGAAAAGCCATCGACGCAGCGCGGGCATTATCAGGCAGCGGAGAAACAGAATGACAACGAACACCACGCTTAACAGCGCTCTGGCGTCCCTGAGTGGCCTGCTACGCCAACAACCGGATGTAGCCACAGTTGCCGTCAGCCGTTCAGAACTTGATGCCGTTGTGGGCAAAATTCTGAATGACGAACGCCGCCGCAAAGAAAGCCATGAAAAAAGCGATCAGAATCTGAAATTCATGGCTCGTATCTCTCCGCATGTCCTGAATTTCATGTCTCCGATTTTACGTGGCCCGAGAAGTCTGTCCCTGACAACAGATCATTGGCTGAGTTATGGCGGTGTGTCCGTGACACGCTCTGCTGCAGGTGGGTGCATTGTGGCCGCAACCAATGGACGCACAATAGCGATTGCCTATGACGCAGAAGCGTCGCTGGCTACTCCAGATGGCGTCCAAGAAATGCGCTTCACCTTACCAGACTGCATTCTTGATGCATGCAGACCACCATCTGCTCCAAAGCTGATCCCGCCGGGTGGAGAGCCAGAAGAGATACCCGAAGGGATCTGCGACCTGATGGTGCCGGACATGGTTTTTGCCAGTGGTGCTGGTATCTTTGTCTGTCCAGTTGGAAACCCGTCTGAATACTCTGGCTGCGATGAAGACGGCTGTGACGAATGGCCAGAAGGCGGCGTCCTGGCGACCAGTCATATTTCCACACGCGAACTGTCTGATAATCGTTACTGCATCATGGAAACCCGTGGGAAAGGCAATATCGTCAATGCAACTCTCCCCATCTTGGCGCGTGCTCTGGCTCAGAAAAACTTAAAGCCAATTTCCGATGTTGGCATAGGATCTGATGCTACTGGTCAGATGACCGACTGTATGGCCCGGATTTTGGAATGGGAGCATTTTAATCCGCACAGGGTGAATAAAGGACAAAAAGAGCCGGAACCATGTGGCATCTATTATAGCAATTTGGGTTGGCAAATGGGTGCATGCCCACCTCATAACGATGATCCACTCCGATCCCCTATGATTATTTATACCCACGGGTCAGGACGCTACGCCCTTATCCAGTGTGGCTTCAGGCTTGCGAAAATGCCCGATACACCCAAGGAGGACTGGTTCACCCCTGAGGCGAATGACTTCAAGGCGGCGCAGGAGGGAGAGTGA